GTGCTAAGACTCTTCAATCGCCTTTTTCTGGGCACGCAGGTCAAGCCTATCTCAAAGATGACTCCCGACCGCAAGAAGATGGTGGCAAAGTTTATCTCAGACTATTCCTTCGAGGATATAGAACCGATGCTTCGCAAGGCTCTCAACTCCGATCTTCTCTCAGGGCGCAAGGATGGTGGATGCTATATCTCCTTCAACTGGCTCTTCAATCCCAAAAACTACGAGGCTCTGATGGAAGGAACCTTCGACAATCCTACAGTTGTAGCCTCAGCCGGGAAGAAGCCTCAGCATTCAAGTTCTCCACCACCTTCTCCTACACAGCCTCAACGCGAGGAGACCAACGAGGAAATAGAAGCTCGCCTCAGAATGAAGGAAGAACGCAAGAAGAAACAGGAAGAAGAACAGACCGAAGCACTCAAGCAGAAGTATCTAGGCTGGATAGAAGCCGCCAAGAAGAACCCGAATGGTTCCATGGCAAAGATGGTGAAAGATGCCTACAAGAATGGAACTCTAGCCAAACTGGGCATCGTTTGGAATCCATCGGTGGCAGAAGAAGAACAGTCACTGGCCGACTTGGATGATAAGACACAGAGTTATGTCCAGTCGATCCTCAGGGACTAAGATACAAGTAACAAACAATTTAATTCATACGATTATGGACAGACAAGAATTAATCGACCGCCTCAACGGCAATTATTCTGAATACACCAAGAAATCTGCTACCAAACAGAAGAAGGTGCAACATGAAGGGCAGCTACAGATAGCTTGTGTACGCTGGTTCCGTCTCCAGTACCCGGCTTATGCCTCTCTCCTCTTCCATCCCAAGAATGAGGCTGATGGTGCTACCAGTGGAAAGAAGATAGCCATCAACGCTGCATCAGGAGTTGTGCCGGGCGTTCCAGATCTCATCCTGGCTCTCCCTTCATACAAGAATGGCAAAAACGGAGTTCTCAACAGGAGTACAGAAGTATTCTACGGCTTGGGCATCGAACTGAAGTATGGTAAGACAAACAATCAGACTGCCAATCAGAAACGTTTTCAGGGCTACTGGCAGTGCGCTGGCTATAAATACGCTCTCTGTCGTTCGCTGGAAGACTTTATCAAGGTAGTTCGCGACTACATGCTGTCAGTTGATTACAACATCCTTCTGGATGTCAAATCTTATCATCTGAGTGACGATGATACTGAGCACAACAAGCAAGTATTAAACAAAATCATTAAAAACAAGAAGTAATATGGAAATCGGATTCATCATCATCATGCTGTGCCTTGTAATGATGGCCAGCACATTCATCTATCTAGTTTACACTCACCGCAATCGCTCTTGCAAGAGCTGCAAGTTTTTCCGGCCTACAGCAAACAGTAAGTACAGCGGAACATGCAACGGCTTCGGCCATCATCGCTTCCACTGGGAATGCTGTGGGGAATGGAAACGTAAAACTACCAAACAGGAGGATGAACTATGAACTTTAAAATCATACATCTATGAGCAATTACATCAAACAAAACCTGATGCAGTCAACACCATCGGTTGCTGATCAGGAGAAAATGAGGATGTGCAAGTTCTGTGTACATAGCCACATCAGCGACCTCGGCTACAACCATTGCTGGAAGTCTGATAGTGCTAATTATAACGTAGATTCCCCTACAGGCGTCTGCTGGGCTTTCCGGGACAATCGAATATGGAAACCCTATTATTTCTCTAGACTCATGTCTAGCTACAGGGGGAATATCTGCTGGGTAAAACCGATTTACAGCTCTTCTAAAAAGAGAAAGAACCGTATTATTCAATACGAAATCATCAACCCAGTAGCCTCAACAATAGATAAAGTTTCCCCCAAGGAGTTCGCTAGGGATTACATTCCAGCCACTCCTGGCTCCAAGCCTCCACATACTATGAAGGAGTATGAGAAATGGGACACCTATTGTTTCGGTGGCTGCGATCCACAGCTTTCTGAAAAACAGGAGGCAAGAAATTATCATGAAGCCAACTGGCAGCAAATCCTTGCTCAGGAAGCAATAGAAGAACAATTAAAACAAAAAGCAATATGAAGAAAAGATATTTTTATGTAGTCGCATCATTCATGCGCAAAGACATAGCCAACACATGGCGTAAGGTTGACTTTACCATCATGAAGGATGATGGCTCAGCATTGTTCCCTCTAATGGAGGCTATCAAGGTGATTAATGAAGGATATTCAGAGATAGCTGATCCTGCAACTCTCCAGTTCGACAACTGCATTGAAATCAGCAAGGAAGACTATGAGGCTTTCAACAATCTCAAAAATTTAGTCAAAGTGAATAAGTAGCTTATGAAAAGGACAATGAAGACTGTGGATAAGTATTTATCTAATATGAAAAAGTTAGAAAATCTAGTTAAACGCAATAAACGTTTGATTATTTTGAAAACAAGAATGTGGTAAAAGCCACCGTTCCCAGCGATTCTATCGCTGGTCCCTCAAAAAGAATAGTCAATATAACAAAGTAAGAAATTAAGAATATGGAAAAGACTCTTTATATACCAGGTGATTTGGTTATGACAAACGGCATTCCTATCGGAACCAAAAAGGGAATCGTTTACCAGGTCACAGAAAGTAATGCTAAAAAATATAGAGCAGTGGAAGATGGAAATGCATTCACTGAACTGAAAGGTTCTGTCACTCTTTCCAACCCAAAAGGAAAAAACATTGAAGATGATGGATATCTATTTTGTGACAGTGGCGCATGGGCGAAGGATATTGTTCCTATCCCTCTCACTCCTTCCATCCTAGAGAAGAACGGATGGAAGAATGATGGTTATGATTGTTATAAGTTGCCAACAAAAAGAGCTTATCTGTATATAATAAAAGATACAAAAGTGAATGATGAGTTCTTAGTGTGTGTTAGTTTAGAAATGCACAACTTGGCAAGTGTTAGCTTCGTTCACGAACTTCAACACCTTCTTTACGGATTGAAAATCAACTCAGAAATGGAGATATAAGCGTATGACAAAGGAAGAATATGAAGAAATGCGTAACACCATCGACTCCGTAGGCCAATACTTCAACTCCATCGAAGAGCTAACCGTGGTCAGAGATCTTGTAGCAGAAGTAGATGCATCAAACGAAATGGCTATACTAGTAAGCCCTGTAAAGCTGGATATATCCCTCCAGGGAATAAGCAGTGATGGAGACGAAGACATCACCAAGTATCTCGATGCAGAAACAATCCTCTACATCAGAAATGCTATCCTCCGAAGATTAAATGGCCGTATCGCATCCTTCGAAAATCAGATAGAAAACATTAATTACACCAAACGTAAAACAAAGAAAAAGTAATGAATATATACTTAACAGAATCAGAATACGATGCTATAAGTTTTGCTTGGTCTCAAATTAAAACAGAGATTGAAGCATGCTCTGATGATAGCTTTGTCATTGAAGCTGGAGAGGCTATCAGGCAACTGTCTTCTATACAAGACAAATACAGAAAAGCAAAAAGAAAAAGCGAAATATTCTATGCAGTAAGAGCAAAGTTCAAAGAAAGCTTTCCTGAAGCTAGTTCTTCGACTTTAGGAAAACTGGCTAGAAAAGCAATAAAAATGAGTAAAGAAAAGAAAAAGTAATGAAGATAAAATTAATCAAACCAACAAAGTGCGCTCAGGATGTTCACGAAACGACAAAATATCCACGCCCATGGTTTAAGCCGAAGCCAAAGCTTCCAGCAGGTACGACTTTGGAGGTGGGTGATGTATGGACGAATTTCGTTGGTATATATTATCGCTGTATATTGCCAGACGAAATGAAGGACAAAGGATATTCTATCCCTTACTACGACATTCCTTCCGACAAAGCAAAGGTAATAGAACTATAATTATTTTAAATATTTACAATTATGGAAGTAACTACATTAAAACAGTACATCGGTACAAAAATGGTTAAGGCAGAGCCAATGGTAAAATCTGCTGCAGTAGCCAAAGGATGGGCAAGACCATTAGAAAGAAACGAAGACGTTCCTGGCTATCACGTCCAATACACTAACCCAGATGGCAGTACCTACGATTCATGGTCCCCTAAGGATGTGTTCGAAAAGTCATACCAGGTTGCAGAAGACTTTAAGGACCGTCTCATTATTGAGCTCAAGGAGTTGAAAGAACGTTTAAATAAACTCGAAGCTTTCATGAATGAGAATGATTACGACAAGGTTGTTGAAAAATGCGGACCTGTTCAGACAGCATTAATGCTTTCTCAATATCATGCAATGAGACATTACTACGATATTTTAAAAACTCGTATTGAATTATTGGAGGAATTTCCAGACAAGAAATAAGTGTGAACAATAAAAAAATACAATTATGGAAGTAACAATAACATTAATTATCTGCCTCAGCGTGGTCTTCATTATCACGCTAGGCATCGTCTCTTGCACGTTAAGAGACGAGAACTTCAAAGTTCGCTTTGATGACAGGAACAAGCGTTTAAGTCGAATTATTCAAGAGCAGCGTGATGAACTTATCAAATACAGAGAGGCTATCAAAAAAAATGATGCCAATCTAGAAAGATCTCTAGAGGTGTTAGCTTCTGCTTCCGATGCTGTCAACAGCAAAATATCTCGTTTGAAAGATACGGAAGGACTTCTAAGCAATTTCCAGGTTAAACTTGGAGACTTCAATTTGGGGCAGGATAAGTCTTTAAAGAAGACGGAGGAAGCTATTCGTTCATTCTCCTCTTACATAAAGAAAATTAATGATGATAATGTGAGATTATTTCAGCACTTTGAGGAACGTCTTGTCAGTCGTCCTTCTTACCTCTCCCCAGGCGAGAAGAAGCATTTTAAGGAATACATGCAATCATGTGCTAGAGGCTATACATTTATTAGCAACATGCCAAACAAAACGGACAAAGATTTTGTTTGTGTTGAAGATGTAGATAAAGCACTTGAATTTGTAGGTAGAGACCAATGGGATTTATTATACATTAAATACCCATCAGAAGAAGTAAATATTGCCAATGGACAGAATACAGAACGAAATCAGTAAACTTCGCCATGAGCAGAATTTGCACGAAAGACTGCAGGCTGCCCAACTTCGACAGATAAAGCGAGAGCACGATGGTCTTCACAAGTGGATTACCATTAAGCCAAATCTCAGCCTCCTCTGCCGGATAGACGAAAAAGGTAACCTCCTCCCCAAGGAACAGGAGCGCATCAATAAGATTAAGAAAACATTAGGCATCAAGTAATATGAGTGAACAGGCAGCCCTCGCATTTCGTAAGCTAGTAGCTTCAATGCGAACTTTAGAAAAGCAGTATTGGGCACACAGAGATAAAGGCGTCCTACGCCAATCCATTGAACTGGAAAAGCGAGTTGACGAAACCATCATGAAGGTTGAACCAAAAAACGTACCGCAAACTGACAATGGGAACTTCTTTATCCTGGTAGCTGAACTTCGGGTGGCAACTAAGCAGTATTTCTCTGAGAAGAAGAAGCCTGAGCCTGACAAAGAACTGGTGAAGACTCTCTTTAACACCATCAAGGAGAAGGAAGCAAAGATTGATAAGCAACTCATCCATTTTCAGGAAGAAGACTTTCGCAAACAAGGCTACACCATTCAGTACCACGTCATGGAACGTCCATACAAATGCCCTCCTCATAGCCTCTTCCAGTCCACTGATGAAGAACTGGCGAATGTGATGTTTAATGATTACTTACGACATCCCTCACCCGGTACAATGATCTTCAGGATGAAAAAGTATATCGGCAAGGATGGAAAACCTCTCTCAGACGAAGAAATCAATAAAATATTGTATAACAAATAAAAAACAAAGAATTATGAAAAAATCAGAAAAGAAAGAAGAGTCTGCACAAAATGTTGCAGTCAAAGTAAACAAAGCAACAGAAAAAATCATCGGCACAGGTAATTTTCAATCTCTCCGTTCTCGCTCCTCTACCTGGTTCGAGTGCAAAGTGAGATACCAAAAGACACAAGAAGACGGTTCAGAGAAAATAGCAACGGAACTCTACACTGTAGATGCCCTCTCTTTCACCGAGGCAGAAGCCAAAATTATTGACGAAATGAGTGTCTATGTATCTGGCGAACTGAAGGTAGCTAATATCAACAGAGCTGCCTATGGGGAAATCTTCTTCTCAGACATCTGCGATGATGATCTCTGGTTCAAGGCTCGTCTTGCCTTCATCACCATTGATGAGAAGAGTGAAAAGGAGAAACGTTCCTACGTTACCTATCTCGTACAGGCAAAGAGTCTAGAACGTGCTCGCCGCTATATTGACGAGGTGATGGGTAAAACCATGATAGATTACGAGGTCAAGAGTCTGTCCGAGACTAAGATCATGGATGTTTTCGAACATAAATCCTCATCTGACGAGAAAAAGGATGAGAAGTCCGAAAAATAAGTAGTAATCTTGCGCATTTCGGTCTACTATGGCCGAAGTTGCGCAAGTTATCACTTTTTATCCTCATTTTTCTCGTACCTTTACCCACATTATTAATATATAACATCAATCATATATGAAAAAGTTGAAACGTTTAATCATTTACCTACGCCTCTGGTTTATCCGCCAGATGGGGTACAATCTCCCATCCCTCCGTGAGGCAACCTGTATCGTTCCCGGTCAACTCTATGACCATTTCGGTCGTGTTGTCAGGGCTGTACCCAGTAAGCCAATAGATAATGAAGTTGGTAGCAAAGAACAGAAAGATGTTCCTGATCATTGTCTTCAGTGCGATCTGTACAACAAGCATATCCCTTGCTCCTTCAATCATCGCATGGTCAACGGCAACGACATCTGTGAAAATCATCATTTTGAAATCATCTGCCTCAACTCTGGCAACATTTAAAGACTACTCATTATGGAAAAGCAAAAACCAAGATACAAACTTGATAAGAAAACGGGACATCTTCTGGAAATACCTTCTAAGAAGCAGGTTCGTGAAAACGTCAAGAAGATTCGTGAGCAAAAGGGAAAAGAGCAGTTACCTCAATCTCCAGTCACGATTCATGAGACTCAGGCAGAGAAAAACTTCAAAAAGGTTCAGAAGGTCATCGACCGCATGCACGCAAAGGCGAAACTGCCCGATTTTCTCTCAATGGCTCGACATAAGTTCCTCTCCACCGTCTGTGTCATCAATAAGCCGGGCAAACAACGTAGCCTACTTCCTGATAAGAAAGGCCGCTTCGTCATGCTCTGCCATGGCAAGATGGCTAAAGTTTTCACGGCTGATGTTTGCCTTCTCGTTAAGATTCAGAAGTCCATCATCAAGATACATGAAATGGCACCAGGTGGAGAAGTGACCACAGAGCATTGGCAGGATGGTAGCTGGAGCATCGTTCCATGCCGGGCAGACAAGAGTAATTACACCACCATTCAGGAGGTTCGTCTTCGTCCATGGTTCTTTCTCCACCGCTACTGGTATGAGATTTCCTTCGATGGCAGAGTAGAGCCAGCTATGATGCTGAACGATTACGGCCTCAACCCTACTCTTAGCAAGAAGCATTTCTATGTTACCAGAGAATACGTCAAAGTACGAAACCAGGATGCCGAAAACGATTATTTCCGTTTCTGGCTCCACAAACCTACAGATCATGAAGCAAACAAATGATGTCATTATTCTCAATCGTCCTCGCGTTCAGAAGCGAGGACTTGCCCTTAATATCTCTGGGCGTATCACTCTAAGGTCTAGTCCTTGCAAACTGCTGGATCTCCATCCGGGTGATAAGATTTGTTTCTGTTTCTATAATCCAAGCAAGCAGATGTATATCATCAAGTCCACACCAGAGTTAGAAGCTAAAAATGTATGCATCAAACTGTCTGGCCGTAAGGGGCAGCTCCATGCCAGTAATGTTTCTACCGTCAGTTTCTTGCTTAGCTATATACCGAATATCCCGACTGGTACTAAGCAGATAGAACTGGTTACGGCAAATGAAACTATAAATCTCGATGTAGATGGCGTCAGTTGTCCAGCTTTGGCTATCGTTAACAGGGCCGACAGCGAGCATTGCCGATAGTAAAATATTAAACATTAAGAAATATGCAACAATCAATTAGATACAAAGGCCTCAGCCTCACTCCTGATGAAATGGCAGTAGAAAACGGTGCGCTATCCCTCTGCGGCAATCTAGAGCTGCATGATGGCGCGCTGCGCCCTTCTATTGTCACAGGAACACCCCTCTCTCAGCCACTCACCATTAATGGTGAGGTGGCTAAGATATTGTATGTGCACGAAACTGGCAATTACCACCATCTCATAGCCATAGCCTCATCAGCCATCTACTGGTTCCTTCAGGATGGATCTCTTGGCTCAACCACCCCTATCAAGTCTTTCGACTACGAAGCATCGGTTCTTTCCGTCAATTCCATAGGCAATACGCTTATCATTGTAGCTACAGATGGGATTCACTATGCTTTATGGGTGGATGGTGGCTATAAAAATCTGCCACAAAAGCCTCCATTCGTAGAAATCACCTTTTCTATTTCCGATAATTATCCGGAGAATTACATAAATGGAGGTGTGGACGCTGAGGGAAGTATAAATGGTTTTCGTAAAGCTATCCAGCAAACAACCTACTCATGTAATGACGTTTTCAACACCGTAAAATTAACGCAAGAAGATTATGACACAAAAGAAAATGAATGTCTTAATATTAAAGAAAATAAGCAATCTGATATTACACAGAGCATCTATGCACTTATCAATCGAACGAACAATCTGATTGCTCGTAAAGGTCGTTTTTATGCTAATTTCTTTGTTAGATATTGCTATAGAATGTTTGATGGTTCCATGATTATGCACTCATCGCCTGTATTCATGCCTGTACAAGTTCCAGATAGTTACATTGTACTTTTACCAAATGCCTTGTTTTTAAAAGATGGAGTCATCAAACTGTCTGATAATTTAACACTTGTACGTGAGGATGGAAAGAACAATCCATCAAATGTAAATATTTCCAAAGTTACATTCGTTTACTATCCCCGAAATGTAGATTTGAGATACGCCATACTGGACGCAAAACGTAATGAACTTGAAGAATGGAAAGATGTCATCAAATCGGTGGATGTATTTATTACTCCTCCAATTTCCAACGTTGATACATCTGAAAAAATTTCAAGCATCAGATCTAAACGAAGAAATTATGGACTTGGGAAAGGATTATTCTATTTTGGTAACGATAGTCATTCACAAATATACACAGGTTTTAGTGTGTATTTCCCATCACTGAGTGAAGATGCCTATCGTAACAAATTAAAGAATACATCTACCTTCTACAAAGTCTGCTCGCTGAAAATTTCAGATTTAACAAATTATACAACGAAGAAATTACCTGTTGACAAGAATGCTGTATATCAGGTATCATTGCAGGAACAGATGAAGGATGACTACAAAACTCATAACTCGCTCTTCGCACAAGGTGGCTATGTCTATAACCACCGTCTCAATCTGTACGGCATGAAAGAGAAACTGTTTCAAGGATTCAGCGGCTATGTTATGCTACCAGGGCTGTACATTCTTAAATACGATGATAGTACGGATAACCAGAAATATAGGTACAAAATCCTGAAAATCGTAGTTAGCCTCAACACAACTTCCGGAACGAAATATGTTGAAAGTAGTGACAAGTTCTTCTCTCGTCAAGATATTGATGGCTTCATGATCGGCAACCTTGTCAAGTTCTACCCGGATTCGAGAGCTGATAAAATGGCTATCTTCTGTAAGGATTCTTCGGATAATGATGTCATCTTCGTCTTCCCTCTTGAACAATGCGCTGAACTGAATGGAGCCATGCACATGGGAGATTTCACTGACAATTTAGAACAATACAAGGTCGATTCGTTTAATTATACAGTTGATGATGTAGTGGAACTATCCAATAAGATCTATACATCAGAGTCTGATAATGCCTTCTATTTCCCATTAAACGGAATCAATACCGTAGGTATCGGAACCATACAGGGAATAGCCTCCACCACGCGTGCGCTCTCTCAGGGACAGTTCGGTCAGTATCCATTAATGGCATTCTCTACCGATGGTATTTGGGCTATGGAAGTCTCTTCCAAAGGCACCTATAGCAGCATCCACCCGATTAGTCGTGAGGTTTGCAGCAATCCGAAGTCTATCACTCAGCTAGATCAGTCCGTGCTTTTCGCAACCAACCGCTCAATCAGTCGCATAGCAGAATCTCAGGTGGTTTCCATGTCCGATGTCTTAGATGGTCCCGGCTTCAATATTTCCGGTAGCCTAGGCAAGTTTCTCAACTTCTTCATTGATGCTGAAGGGGATAGCGAATCCGTCAAGACTACCAAGGCTCAGATGCGCCAGCTCATAGATTTCACCTCTTCGCCAATAGAGTTCTTTCAGCGTTGTCAGGTCATCTACGACTACAAGAACTCTCGCATCTTCTGCCTGGATGTTACACAGACGAGTAAGACCTCTACGGCTGATACGGTGGCACTCTGCTATTCTATCAAGGATAATGCCTGGAGCACTTTCCTTATACAGAACGTGCTCACAGCAATCAATTCCTACCCACACCCCTACATACAATATAGGGATGGCAGCGTGATGGTGCTCGATAAGGGTTACGATTACGAAGATACAACAGAGTATCATGGTATCATAGTTACTCGTACCTTGAAGTTTGACGAAGATAACGTACCTGATTCCATTACAGGCTATATCCATTCCCTCACGTCTGGCAGCATACCAGTCATGTGGTTATATGGTAGCAATGATAATCAGAATTGGCATTACATCGGTCGCTTGGGCGGCATGAAGTCCAGCTACATGGCTACCCACAGCTATCGTTTCTTCCGAATCGCCCTATACCTGAAGATGAAATCCATGAATCAATACTTTGCTACGCGCCTCGAAATCATCAGGCGTTTCAGCAAGTTCTAGCAGAAAAACGAGAGCCTTCGCAAATCAGGAGTAATCCCGAAGCGAAGGCTCTTTCCATAAGCACACCTAAAACGAAAGAAGAAAAAAAAAGTTTCATTAAGTAAAGCCACCGTTCCAGGCGATTCTATCGCCTGTCCCCAATAGCCTCTTACGTAAAGCTAGGCCGTCTCAAAGTATAGTTATCCCGGCTCAGCAGGTTGCTCTTAATATTATTGAAGTCTGCTGTAGCACTATTCCCATACTGTCCTGCCTTGTCTGCATACTGATCCTGCAAAAATTGGCTCATCGTATAGTCAACGATATACCTGTGCATATTGCTCTTAAGCGCATCCGTCACAGCCACATTCCAGTTCGGGATCTCCAGTTTCAGAGTCACAGTCTCATAGATACTTTCCTCCCGATCATTACCAGCCTTGGTTACGGTAGAAGTCACTTCCTCATCTTCCTGACCGATGATGCTTGTTGTCACTACCTCCGTCCAAGTTCCGTTCTTGTTATCGGTATACACATACTTTCTTGTACCCTTAACAAGTCGCTCAAGATTGTTGTTATCCTCCACTCTACCTGAGGTCAGATAACGCTGAGCAGCAACCTTGATATTACCGATGGCTTCCGTTACTGCACGATTAATAATACTGCGAGTCTCTTTACTGTCAGGGCTTTCAATAGTGGCTCTGATGTCCTTCTGGGCATCATCTACCAGCCCCTGGCTCAATACATAGCATCTGGCAAGTATGTCATTGCCTACCTGCTCCATGCTAAAGTTCAGTGTAACTAATTTACTATCCATATTTCGAAATATTTAGATGATTAATAAATCTACCTCAGTTCATAAGGCGGCCTGCCTCCGCTCCAGTCTACACGATCCTGATGAAAATGCTGCGAAACGAAGTCCTGATTACGCTCAGACCCTTTCGGCCCACTCTGGCCATCCTTATCTACTTCGTCCACATTTCGAGCCTCAGCATCCAGTTCATTCTTACTTTTAGCTTCAGCATCTATACTGCGACTTTGAACAGCAAGTTCGCCATTCTCTTTTTCATCAGTATCTACAGACCGCCCGGCAGTTGCCTGCGCATTCTTCTGCTTATCTATCTCATCCCCACTTCTTACCGAAGCCATAGGAGAAGAAGCAGCCTTCTCGTCACCGTCTACTGCTCTGGCTGATGTATCACTGGCCGAAGAACCTTCTTTCGTTGTATCATCAGCCTTTCTTTCAGCCTCAGTAAAGTTAAAATCTTTCTTTAACAAAATCTCCTTAATGGCATCAAGGTCACTCGCTCCCATACCGGCATAATCTGTATGAGCCATATCCGGAAAATCACTCAACCACCCGGCAATGATTGCATGCACCAGGTAGTTCTGAATTTGATTGCTCAGTACTCCACTTAACCTTGGTGGCCAAGCTGCAAGTGTCACTATAGTGATTGAGAAATCATCCGCCAGAGCCTGCAGATCAAACTTCTGTGTGGTCGAAGAAGAAAACCTCGCAAGAAAATTCTCTAGGTCGGTTATCGCCTCCCTGTAGTATATATCCAGCCTAGCCTCTTCAGCATCACTAGCCCATACGCTTTGAAAGTCCACATCTGGGTTATGCTGCGCAATGGTGGCAGTAAGCCCTTCTACCACGCCCATTACGCTCTTCTTGATGATTTTAATTGTTATTGTCTTCATACTTAACATTTTTTCTTCGATGCCATAACCAAACAAGAATACCTGTTGTGATGGCTATGATGATACCTACTAACGCACCAAGACTTACCTTCCCTATAGTCACAAGTCGCTGCTCATTCTTGGTCAGTTCTCGCCTCATGATATTGATAGAGTCTTGCTTCAACCGAATCAACGAATCTTTTTGAACCACAAGATGTTGATATTTATCTACCTTCTTAGATATGATGTTAATGGAATCCTTTAACCTCAGCACCTCTTTTGTGTTCCTGTTGGTCACAACAGAGTGCCATGACTCTGTCTTGATAGGCTTTCCATTCTGGTCTACAGTGGTTGAAGTACTATCCTTTGTATGGGTAGTTTCCTTGACAGATGTTTCGTGCTCCTGGCTCCTGCTATTTGCCATCTGCTCAAAAGCAGAGATAAATCGCTCCTGCCAGGAGGCATCCAAACTTTTGTTCTTTGTTTGGTCCGTAATATAATGTTCCTGCGTCACAGTCTTCGTCTTACAACTCGTCAGAAACAACATTGAGAAATACGCTATCCAAACGAACAGGTAGATAATTAAATGTTTCGATTTCATAAGCTATGAGAAATTGAGTGCTCGCTTTGATCTTTTCAAATACTCCTCGCATTCGTCCAGACCATTGTAGCCACCGTTAATTTTCCGTCTGATTGCTTTAAGATTATCCTCGTCAGCCAATTCATTGCATCCGAAAGTATCGAATATCCACATTGAGGAACGTGTGGCACCAAGAGGCTGCTCCAAGAGGTCGGGCTTCTTCACTACATCATAGCCACAATATCCGGCATACTTTCTGTAGTTGGCTCGCCCTGTTATCTGTATCAGTCCACGCCCCTTATACCTTACACCATCACCCTTATGGGTGTTACCAAGGTCTTTTCTTCCCTCATACGCCTTTCCGCTGGCAATCTCCTTGGTATATCTCAGTTCACCGCTCTCATGGGCAATCTGAGCCAAGTAGTGCGCCCATCTCAAAGGCGTGTTTATTTCAAACTCCTCGGCAAATCGGTTCAGGTATGGCAGAAACTTCTCTGCCCTCTTCCCTGCGTTAGGCATTGCCATCAGCAACTGCTCTAATCTGATTTCCTTCATTTCCATTTTCTTTATTGTTTTTATATTCTTGATACTTCTTAAACATCGGAAACTTCTCCACAAATCCAAGTGTAAGCGCATAATAAGCATATTCCACAAGTTTATAAAATGGCGTATCAGGCACTAGCATCCGTCTCAGGTTCTTCAATATGTTGGTCGTGAACAGATAGGTTGCAGCTATACACACCCACTTCACGCAAAACAAGGCCTCTGTGTCCGAGTGAAGAAAGTGACCGATAATAAACAATGCTGCCACCGTCACAAAGAACACCGCACAACAGACGAAGAACATACCGAATTTCTTCCAGCTCCATTCTTCACCGTTAAACACTGCAGCCACGATACCGAACACCAGGTTCAGCCCGAATAATACCATCATGGCAATCATAAAATCCCTGATGGGAACCAGCAGACTCAGAAAGGTCCATATCGTCCCAATTAAGTAACCTCGAATATCATTCATTTTCTTTTTCATTTATCCGTCCCCACTCCGTTATGGAAACGATGCAAATATAAGCCATCATTCCCAGTTATCTGTGATAAGTTGCGCAACTTCATACGAAAAAAGAGAACACAAGCCCATTTTCCGCCTGCATTCTCTTCTTCTGATAGTTTTCTTTTATATATCTTAGGTCATTATGGAAATAATTTAGTGATTGAAGTACCCCCAAGCCTTACAATGCCCATAAGGGTTATCATCATCCCTCAGCCAGTTCACGGCAAGGTCCACCATCTTGTCCATCATCTGCTCCTCGCTGTCCTCCGGAAACCATTTCTTCATCAGATTATAGTTGTCCGAGTAGATCATATTGAGTACCACGGCAAAATCCCATTGATTATATGGCCGTATCTCGTCCTTCACCGTCTCATAGATCTCCTGAGTCTTGGCTGCGGTATAGTAAGGAGCACGATGCTCTACATCCTTGTCATCCTCAAACACCATCTTCTTAATCTGAGCCTCAGCAAAGAAGTCGTTGAAGTGGCCGTTACCCACAACCCCATAAATCTCCTTATACAGTTTCAGGAGGTCATTTTCCTCTGCGTGCATGGCCACAAACTTGCCGATGATCTTGGTTACCTTCACCATCTGCTCCGGTGTTGCGTCACTCTGATATTTTGTGATAAGTTCTACTAAGTTCATATCAATCTTGTTTTTGTGATTTGACAAATTTGAAAATTTCGTCCAGCTTGCATTCCATGTTGTCGAGCCGCTGGTTAGTTCTCTGCTGGTCACGAAATGATGTGTCCAGTTCTGAGAGAAGTTGATCACAGTCCTTTACGGTCTGCTCGAAGTCCGGCATCTTATTGATGATGTCATTGGCTTGGTTCTTCAATGCGTTTACCTCGTTGATGATACTCTCCTTACTACAAGAGATTACAAGGGTGTCACTGTATGCTGTTTGCTCAGTATCAACTACCGAATAGGTTGACTGCTTTCCGTCTTCCGTCTGAACATTCACCTTCACGTTCATGGTGCCAAAATTTGGCATGCCAGGCATCTGTGGCATCATGTTGGGTTTGCTACCACTAATATCAGGGCTTGGAGTATTCATCACTTTACCCTGCTTGAATTTTCTAGTCGCCCGGTCAAACAAAAAGACCGGGAAACCTGCCTTTAAATCTTTAAATATCATAATCGTATCTTTTTAAATGGATAATGCGAGGGAAACGATGGGTAACAAACCATACACCATTTCCCCCTTTAATGATACTAAGCAGTAGTCAATGCTACGGTTAGACTGTCAAATATGCTCAGGCCTCTAGCCTTTCCGCATACCACATCGTTTGCCTTTTGCGTTCTGCCTACGCTGGTGATGGTCACAGCCGTTGGCAGAGCTGTCTGCCCTTGGAAGGCTGCTACCCATCTTTCCGTGTAAATCAACGGCTGTGCTCTCATCATGTTTTTGTTGCCTGTTACAGGCGTAATGATGGAGATAGTTGCCACGATAGGCACAAATACCGTTGTACCGTTCAGGATAGGCTGATCATAACTGTAAGTTATACTTGCCTGTGGCTGGACGTTGCCGTTCACGCAATAAGGTCTGCAAAGCTTCTCATTGTAAGTAGCTAAGACTGAAACTTGGTTGGCTACCAATGCTGTAGTAGCCAAACCCACTGGAGAAATCTTGTTCATACCACTACGCTTCTGTTTCATTCTTTACTCTTTTACTGATAGCCACCTGATACACCTGCGCCACATCCGCAACCGCCATTCATCAGATTGGCAAGGTAGATGTTCTGCTGCAACTGCGAGTTCTTGAACTTCAAGTCCTGAATCTCGTTTGCTTGCTCCTGGCTCCAATGCCCTGTCAAGGTGTCGATGATGCGCTGGGTGTTGTTCTCACCTGCACGGATGACGTCACACTTGTCTTGCTGCATCTGGAAACCGAGGTTCGAAGCAGCTCTTTCTATACCAGTGTTGGTATAGCTAAAGCCCTGCTGCATCTGGTTAACGATGTCCTTCTGGCCCATCTGGTTCTCATAACCCATACGGATAATGTTCTGCTGCGTCTGGCAGCAGCAATCCTTAAGCGCAATTGTCATCTGCAAGTTACCCTGCGAGATAGCGTTGATTACTCGCTCTGCCGAGTATCCTACCTGACCACCAAGCTGCTGGATGCCTGCCTGGATGCCACAGATAGAGTTCTGCAAGGCGTTGAAGTCACAGTTCAGATTGCTTGCCAACATCTTAAGGTCGTTACCATTGCCCTGGATGGCACCCATCAGCAAGTTGCTATTCTGGTTGTCTGCCATCTGGTTGCGCAAACTCTCGATTTGACCCTGAATCTCCGCACGCTGCACGTCTGCGCCATTGTCACGATTGTTCCAGTCTGCACCATACATATAGCGCATCATGCCCATCATCATCATGTAGGCAAACGGATTGTTCCACATATCATCATCGTCACGGTTACGCATCATAGCCGCCATTGCCAAAGGATTGCTGTCACGATTTGCCATCGCTCCAAGCAAACCACCCATCATTGCATCGTTGCAACAAGAGGTAGTCTTAATTACTTCTTCTGCCATAATTCCTAAAGAAATAAAAGTTGTACATTTTGTTTATTCACACATGTAATCGATTACGGCAGCAAAGTTATCCCAAAATATCTACATGTTTCATAACTCTGTCAAATATTCTTTTAGTAGCTGATTTCCAATGATTTAAGGTAATATAGACCCATGTCAAAAAAGAGAAGCCTCATCAGCTTCTCTTCATTATTCTGTTATTTACCCATAAAATAAGTGATGATGGTTCCAGCAATCGCTATCACATTGATAAATGTTAGCCACGCAAACAACCACTTCTTGCGTTTATAATCTCCTGTCCACCAAACAAAGATATTAAACGAAACGCTCAACATTATAATGATAGCACACTCTACAAATAAAAATGTTACCATATTCATATCGCTTATCCGTGTTGCGATAGGGCTTAGTTCTTGTTTCTTTTCAGTCTTTTCTTGATAAACTCTCTAACGTCCCATTTCTTGAAGAAATGAGAATGGTCCCCAGCGTTCCCTACACTCTCCAGCTCCCCATCTGCAATGGCCCTTCTTAGAGTAGATTCGCTGATATGAGCCTCCTTCTTTACCTGACCTGCAGTCATATAAGGATTCAACATATGAGGAATCTGTTCACAAAGATTGTCCAGATCGTCATCGCTCATACCGCAAGCCGTAACCTTCTCCCCATTCTTCTGCTGTTCTGCTGCCTTAAAGCAAGCATCGCTCAATGATTTCAATGCCCATCCCAGGGTATCATAATTCAGTACCTTCTTCATAAGTCTTCTTTTTTCAATATTATTCCTAAAAATCTCTGTTATTCTCCGATTATCTCCAGCATTCTCTATCAGGAGCAAATCTTTCTGCCCATCTTCGTTTCATTAACAAACATTTTAGCAAAGCTATACAAATAGAATATAGCTGTCACGACCATGACCGTAAAGCAGGAATCCACCATATTTTTAGTTGTGTACCAATTCCACTCTACAATATGAGCCGCATTGATACCTAAGAAGTATATAAATGGAATGCGATACCGCTGGCACAAGAAGAAAAATCTACTTGCCAGTATCGTCACCATCGGCAGGACATAAACCATGAAATAAATAAAGATATAGCAAGGCATATTTTCATTATAGGGGATAAACATCTCACGGGGATGCTGAGAGAACTCCCATATTCCATAAGCGTGAAAGCACATAATAATGATAGGCACATACTTACAAAACCATCTGAAAAACTTCAATATTCTTCTGCTATACCGATTACCATGCTTCTTAAGCATATTCATCAGCTCGGTAACGTCAATGTCCTTTATCAACCGTTGGACTTCGGCTTCTTGTTCTTGTGTCATAAAAAACCTCCTTTTCTTAGTTGTTGATTACAATTATAGTTCTTAAAGTAAGAATTTGGCGCAAAATTACAACTTTCTGCGCATTTTTATTCATTTTGCGCAATATCTTATAGTTAAACTTTGCTAAGGTAACAATCCGTAAGCAACAATTGCAAATTCATCATACATATAATAAGGTGTAGCCCTATCAAGAGTTACACCTTATTATATTATATCCACTTGATGACAGTATCACCATGATAACCTTTCTTCCAAACGAACCAAGCATAGCTTACAGCGCTGCCTCCTCCGTCCTTCATCCTCTGAAACTCTCCGTTCTTCGCACAAAGCACTCTTCGGGAGAATTGAAGAACGTACTGAGGTGGATGCTTGCTAAATAGCTCATCATACCTTTTTTGTCCTTCTAGAAAGGTAGTCTTCAAGAACATGATACAAAGACCTTCATCAGGAAGGAGTTCCAAACTGTGCTTGATGAAATCCAGGGCATACTTGTATGGCGGATTGGTAAGGATGCAAGTACAATCGTTCGGCAGTTCGGTGGTTACCAAAAAATCGCTTGCCCCCCCATAGCCTCTATCCACGAGGTCAGTGGAGATAACATCATGCCCAAAGTCTTTCAATCTGTCAGATAAACACCCAGTACCACAAGCACACTCCCAAATCTTATGAGGAAGCTGTATAGCTTTCACTAGTTTGTCGATAGCTATAGGATCGGTAGCGTAAAAGTCATTGCTCTCACGCTCCTTGTCCGTGTGGTTGGATGCTCCCAAGGTTACGAACGTACTCTTTCTATTTCCAGTCCAATCCTTCATAGCCTATTCTCCTAACATAGAGTTTACCATCCCTTTGATGGCTTCATCGGTCATGCTCTCTTTGACAGAGGCATCACCGCTAATCGATTTCATCAGCATGCCTATCCAAGGATTGTCACTCTCCATGGTAGATTGTATCTGTTCCTTGTAGGCATCATAAAGCTCGCCCGATTCCTTGTATTCCAAAAGAACAGTGCGCAAGGCTTTCACCACGTAGTTATCCATCAGCAATGGATTGTCCATTGCCGATGATAATTTAGTAAGAAGCACTGCAAGTGCTTCATGTAATTGCTTCTTATTCTTCTTCATATATCTATTTTTTAAGTTTCTAAACTCAGCGACTTAGAGTTCAAATGCAGCTCTTTACGAGCCAACCTATTGTTATCACAATGCCGTATCTCACCACATCCTCCCATTCAAACCGCTCCAAATGATAGCGAAAAAACTGATATATCTCTCTCGCTATCATTATGGTGTAGGCTACCCAACCAATTACGAGGGCAACCATGAACCACAGGCATAAGCCGAAAATATCTCGGCTGTTGATTTTTCTCCACATAGTGCTTCTGTTTCTAAAAGGAAGTAAACTCTGTGACTTAGAGTTCACTCCCTTCTTCTTTATCTATATGGTTTACTCACCATACTTTGGCTCCTCATACACCAAGTTATGCTCATCTACGTAAGCCTTGGCTTCTGTGTATGTGTCAAACTCTACTGCGGTGGCATTCACCGATGGGTATACCTCAGCATTGTCACCCTTATCTGTCAAAGGAAGAATCATGTTCTTACCTTCGTGAACAACCTTGAACTGTTTTGTTAATTTTCTCAATTCCATACCCTATAAATTTTATTTATCAGTAATTAATTGTGATAAAGTATATCCCTTTCCTTGCAAGGTGGAAACTGCTGCATCGGATGCACTTGTGCGATGGGATTGCTGAAAATAGATTTGTTTCCTTTCTGATGCCTGACACTTAGCCATGTTTATCAAGAAATTATCTGTATCAGTCGCTGTTGCAAATCTGAATTCTCCAGAGATAATTTTGTTACTTGATGGTCGTAAGTCCTGACTGCTCCAAGTGTTTTGCAGATTCCAGTTTGTAAAGTAATAAAGCTTAGAAAGTCCAGCAAGAGAAGACAAGTTACCACTAACAGACGTATCTTTCAGTTCTAACTTCTCTAGGTTTGTGAGCGTAGATAAGTTCGCTATATCACCTGTAGCCATACTATCTTTCAGATCAAGATTTGTAAGACCAGTACAGATAGATAAGTCTTGCGTATTAACAGAAATTGTTTTATTGTTAGAAATATCCAGACTAGTCAACAAGTATCTGTTTGGCAATGAAGCAATGTCACCAGTAACTTTACTATGTGATAAAGACAAATTTATCAGTTTCAAACCAGCAATCTCACTTAAATCTCCAGTCTGTCCAGAGTTAGATAATGACAGAGATGTTAAGTTTCTGCAATATTTAGTCAAGTCTTCAAACTTGACATCTGCCGCATACATCCAATCTGTTTGAATACTGGTAACATTATATTTATCAGAGCAATATACAATACCACTCTTTGGCTGTTTGAAATAAATCGTATAAGAACCAGTTGCTTCAGAATTTACTTTTTCTTCACCAGCCCATTCAATATTGGAGTTTTTTACTTGAATATAGCCCTGACTATTAGAATGGTAGTCATTAGTTTTGCCCAACAACTTAATTCTAATCTTTCCAAGAACAGGCAAGTCAGCACCACTAAGACTGCCATTCATTTTTGTTATCAAACACTTTCCCATAATTATTTGTTTAAATTAAAATATACATCAAACGTTTTTAGTAACTCACCGAATAATTCTTCTAAATATCCAGTTGTCACCTTAGTATCTCTTTGTCCCCATTTCTTAACTCCTTTTTCAAAGTCAGAGTAATCAATGTTGCTTTGTAGGTCACTGACTATCATATTGAAGTTTCCTTGTGTCAGAACGGAACTTCTGAGTTCCTTGTATCTTGCACATATCTCTTCCCAATACAATGATTTCAGCTTTAGCCAAACTGTATTTGTCGTATTGGCTTCCAGATTAAAGCTGTAGACAAAAAATGATAAATCCAAGTCGTAAAGGAATGGAGAGAAAATTTTCTTGTCTGATCCGCTATAGAGAATAAGGTTGTGAATGTCATTATCTCTGAGCCTGAACAACTGAATGAAAATGAAATAGTCTATCCAGTCATTGATATTCATGTGCTTTGGAGCGTTTTCCTTAGTGAAATCACTTCCGTTAATGAATTGGTAGAATTTCTCTACAGCTACTCTGTTGCTTTCTGTTGGGTCATCATTCATTTCATCTTCCCAAGTACTCCAGTCAAATTTAGCCCAGTTACAGCCTACGCCTCCGCTGATAATCATTCCATCTTCATCACCTGAGAGCATATAATTAGCCTTGTCTTTCTTATAGCCAAAGAACTGAACACCATAGAACTCGCCACCTACAGATGTGCATACAGGAAAAGATTTAATGATACCAGTTGCTCCAGTTGCAATGATGGATGAAGTACTCCAAGGATATTGCTCATTGAAATTACGTAATTCTTTAGCTTGTAAATACAGACGAAAGATAATTGGCTCTTTCAGTTTTGTATCATCAGAGTAATAAGACTTCAAGTTGAACTTGTCCACTTTCAATAACTCTCCAATTTTCAATTTCACCTTGCTTTTATAATCTGATTTAACAAAAGCATATCTCAAGTTCTTCTGTCTGTTATATAAGGTTGATGAACCTTGGAAGGAAACCAATACGTTATATGTTCCTTTAAGATAGCTGCCAAAGTCTATGTCAACTACACACCAATGCTTGGTCTCTTTACTGATTTCCCATGTTCCTACATTAGGCTTATCTACAATTTTTGTAACTTCGATAGAAGTTGGATTTACGGTGTATGAGCCATCACTACCCTTTGTAAGTGAGGAAGTTACATAAGACTTGCCTCCAACATCCTTTACATCAGAAGGAACATAGAAATTCAAAGATACACTTTCAGATGTCACAGAATATACACCATCAGTATTTTGAAGCGTTGACTTAACAAAGTACTTATAGGGAGTCAATCCTTTTTGAGCATTGGCTTGCGTATCTTCATTGACAAGCATAGCTAAAATACCATTCTTATCAGAATATCCAGCATTAGCTGTCAAATAAAAAGTTTCTTCTTTAATATCTGTATATCCATACTTTGGAAGATTCATAGAACGGGACACTGTCAACTCTTTTTCAGATTCACTTGAACCAAATTTAGCAGAACTGAAAACAATTTCTCTATTTTCATGTATAACATCATCTTTATCTGTATAGCGTAGGACTTTGTCCTCAGAATCAAGAAGCAGCTCTTTGTAATCTTCCACCTTATCCTCATATATTGTTCTATCATCAAACTTAATTGAAGACTTCGGAATCAGAGGAGTATAAAATGTTTTTGAGCCATCAGGATTTGTTGCATAAAGAATCTTTCCTTCTGCATCTTTCTCAACTGCAAGATATTCCTCGTTATCCTGCAAAGAGAATACACCAAGAAGTTCTTTGAGGTTGGTATCTATTGTACCTACCTTTTCCTGCAAAGAAGCTAAATCTGATTGAAGCTGAGAGATAACTTTCTTCAATGCATTGACTGCATGTATTTCACCAATGATTTGTCCGTCTCTTCTAAGACCAAGTACTACTTTATCGTCAGTAGTAACCCAAGCAGCAAAGTATTCTTCATTCTGAATGACATGATACATTTCATTGAGAGGATAATAAGGCTTGCCAGTTGCTCTGTAGAAACCAAACAGAACCTTATCATCTGAATCTACTATAGCTTTGAGGAACTCTTCGTTCTCAATTATTCTAAAGCACTCTTTTACTTCATCTTCAATGAGTGATTTGCCTTTTTCTTTGTTTACCTTACCTTCCTGCAATGCTGCGATGCTTGCAGACAATTCTTTCTTGGCAGCATTAATAGCTTCAAGAATATCTGTCTTATCCTGCTGGCACTGGTTGATAATCTCTTGCAACTTGGCTCTGATTGGTGCAGGAATACCCTTGCCCCACTCAATGGAACCATCAAGCTGGATTCCAAACAAGAAGTGGTCTTCTGCATCTACTATTACCTTGATAAACTCTGGAGACTCAATTTCACGGAAAGGAAGAGCAAACTGGGAGACTACTTTATCCTCTGAATCACCGAACTCTTGGGCAATATTATCCTTGTCGAACTTCTTAGCAAGCTCGTCATCAACACGCTTATTGTCTGCCTTCTTAGCCAATGCCTCATTCACAGAACTCTGATTAGCTTTAAGATTCAAAGCATCATTCAAGGTCTTCTGGCTTACAACCATATTGTTGCTAACGCCCAACTCCTGAGCCACTTCCAGCAAAGTATTGTTAACCCAGCTACTGCCATTCTCTGAATAGAGCATATTGATGCCCTGAGGAACTACGAGATCACCAAAGTTTTTATACGTACCAGCTACGGTCGCAAAATAATACATCTTGGCACCAATAACCTTTGTAGGCACAGTGTCAAGACTAGCCACGCCCATATACGTAGCACCTCTTACGAGCTTAAACTTCTCTATGATATTCGTTATCAACTCGTCCCAATAGCTATCCCTCTCGGCATTCACACACCAGGTAGCCCTGTCCGCATTCCAGTAATGCGCCCAGCCTTCTATCACCACAAAGTCGCCAGCAACACCTCCTGTAGGGAACTTCTTGTTCACCTCATAGATGCTGCCAAAATCACCCTTGTAGTGAGGACTTGTTTTATCTATATCGTTAGCCATAAAATATTATATTTGAGATAATTGGTTATACTTTTCTGCCAAATCGCTTTCCTTCTTACTTACCAGGAAGATGCTGATGGCACGATAGATAAGATATTTCTTGCATTCATCTGTCAGGGAAAGGATGATCTTCTGGTCGGTCACTTCGTTTTCATGCCCAGTATCAGTAGAATACACATCCTCTAACTTTTGATAAGGGATATAGGTGAACAGCTCCACCTCATGATCATATACAGCTCCAACAGGTGCATGGTTGGCATCATACCTTCCGGCAGTCCAGTACATCAGCACTCGCTTTCCTGAAGTTGGCGATGTGGTAATCATGCCCTTTGGCTTCTGGGGCGTTCCCCTGGTCCACCGGGAGGCTTGCATCTGAGCCTCCTTGCTGCCCGGTTCCATCAGCATAGTCAGCGTGCTTTGCCAACTTTTCAGTTTCAGTTCTACCAATCTCAGCCAATCTTCAGGAATTGTCAGGCATCCATGACCATCTGTAAACTGTGTTTGGATAGCATCATAATCCTGCTTGCCGCTTTCGTTCAGCGAAACTTCCACCCTTTTTGGGAGAATCATTTGCGCTGGTGCTTGCAGCAGAATCTGTTGAGCTGCCGCCTCAATAGCTTGCTTCATTTCCGTGTCCGAATCATCCGTAATGATGTCATTCACCTCATCATGGATCACTTCGTCCATAGCTATGCGCATTTCCTTCACAAGGTCACTCATAAGAACTTCCATAAGCAAGAAACCTATTAACTAAAAATTATAAACTAAAACTCAATCACCACACCCAGCTCTTTAGCCTTCTCCTTCACACTATCAGGTGATTTCAGTTTCCTTACATCTACCTTATAGGTCTTCTGGAGATAATTTTTTGCCTTGGTGATGTTCTCGAAATGAAGGGCATTCTCGTCCTTCACCTGCTCTTCATTTTGTTGTTGGGCCTGCTCCTCTTCCGGCTGGCTCTCATCAATGATACGGCCTGCCTTCGTAAGAGGATGTTGCCTGATGCATTCTGCCACCTGCTTGCTATCCGTAATGTACGAATAGGCATCGTTGCCACACCGCTCAAACTCAATGTTCTTGATCAGTCCGCTCGGCAGAGTCACCACAAAAATGAGCATGCTCTCAGCTACAAATCTATACATATCTATTTGTGTTTATGGTGAGAAGGGATAGTGAGACTGCATTAGCCTCAACTATCCCCTAGATTGATATATGTAGAAAACTATCAGTTTCCTATACGATGATTACGCTGCCTCCTGAATCTGCTCATCTGTCACGCCATCACCAGTGAAGACTGGTCGGGCAACACGCGCATGAGCATCCGGGAAGGTCAGTACCCAGCAGCTATACTCCTCCATCACAACACCTGCTGTGTTACGAATCAAGAGATCCTTAGCGTTAAACTCATTTCTGGTCCATGTGCCGAATACATACTTATCCAGATAACGAGCATCCAGGCAGAAAGCTCTACCATCCATACCCCAGGAGTTAAAAGCATCGTGACGATAAATCAGAATCTTAGTACCCATACTTTCGAACTTCTCGAAATCAAGTTTCCAACCCTGATAGTCCTTTTCTGTCTGTGTAATGATACGCTTGTTAGAGCGAAGGTTAGCAAATGCCTGATAAATCAAGTTGTCAACAAAGAGGAGTTTGGTACGGCTAGAGTTACCTGCACCCTTCAACATAGCAGCAATAAACTGAGTCAACTCTTTCTCGCTGATTACATACTCGTATACCTGCTTCACAACCTCAGTTGCACCATCAGAGTTTGTAACCTTTACCTTCGTTGTTACAGGAACAAGATCGCCTTTATCGTTCCTTTGCATCTTTGGCTCCCAGTGACCTATCTGCAAATCCTTTCCAGCTTCCCAGAAGATGCCGCCCATAGTGTATACCATACCAACATCCTTTCCACCATTCGACTGAGAACGATAGCCAAAGAGACCACTCAACTCCTGGCCCTGACGCATATCGTCCATCGCCATTTTCTCCTGTCTGGTGAAGTCCCACTGAACCTGGGTCTTCATCATACGGTCAATAAGAGATTCCTCTACCTGCATAATGAATCGCTGGCAATACTGGAAGCTCTTGTCAGGCATAGAATAGTAACTACCTGTTTCAACCTCCTTTTCTCCAGCGGCTCTACCAAGTCGCATTACTACTGTTCCAATGGCAATATCCTCAGGAATGTCTCTGTTACCACGTGATGAATTCTTTTTGCCATTCAGTGCATAACAGGTTGGATTACCATCGTTGTCAACAGACGTAACTCGCAACTGCAGAGGAATCATCTTGCTTCTGTCGGTACCATTATCATCATAACCCAGCATGCCGTTAACCATGATAATATCACCAATACCAAACACAGTAGGATTTTCTACCTTAAATGTCACTGAGCCACCACTTGTAGTTTTAGCAAGTTTCTCAGTTAGTTTGGTTTTGATTGGTCGCTGACCGATGGAATAATATTCGATGCGGTTGCTGTCAACAGGAGTCATTCGTTTCGAAGCTCGAAGAATCTGATCGATAGGGCAACTCTCCAATTTCATTTCTACCACGGTTGGGTTAACATGTGCTACATAGTAGTCCCAATTTCCCATTTTTTCCTGCTGTTCCTGACTAGCAGCTGCCCATTTAGGACCAGTACCACCAACACCAGGACCATCTGTAGGACCTGTCGCGCCACCACCACCTTCACCAGATGGAATAGCAGGAGGATTTTCTGCCATTGCATAAGAACTTCCACCACTAAGGATCATGACGAGCACCGCCATCATGAAACCAAACCATTTCTTAAACTGTTTCATAATCTATACATTTAAAATTATTAATTATAAATTTCTTATTCTACATTCCAATCATCTTGCTGTACACCTGTTCTGTACGGCTCTTTTCCTTTGGAAGTGATGGGGCACCACCGCCTCCATCGATGTTGATGTTCTTCTTGCCGCCCTGCTTGCCATCATGCAGTTGTTTCTGCTGGTCAATCTTCTCGTTCTTACCACGCTTGTAGCCTCGCTCCTCTGCATCAGCCACAGCCTTGTCGAAGTCCTTGATTTGAAAGAGGCGCAAGAAGTCTTCCTTCTTCAAGCCATACCGAGCTGCACGCCATACGAAACCATCATCATCGTGATCCTCGCCATCATCGCTACGCTTGTAAAGCCATTCTATCAAATCGGTAATCGCCTCAGGCTTCAATTTCGCTTCTTTAATAGCAGCGTCAAGTTCGGCATCTTCAAGCTCCATATTGGCAGCAAGTTGCTCATTGTCCTTTGCTAGTTTCTCGCTGGCTTCAAGTTTCTCTTTTTCACTAGCCTTCAAACGAGCCTTAGCCTTCTCATCACCATTGATGGCATCAATATAGTCCTGACCCATTTCATCAATAATGAAATCGATAAAATTGAAGTCGCTGCCATCGGCATTTTTCTTGGTCACAAGACCTGTCACCAGACTTGGAGCATGAGGGTTGTCCTGCAACATTTTGTTGAAATCATCCATTTTCTGCTTATTCTGGTCATACTGGTCGTAATCGGTCGAAAGTTGACCATAAACAGCCTCATCATCGTCCATATTCAAGTCCGGATAACGCTGAGCAAGACGTTCTCTGAAAGAATCTCGCTTTGACTTAACATTCTGATTATCAATAGTTTCTTTTGCCATAAATATTCATTTTTAATATTTGTGTGCTAAATTAAGGAAAATTTCGCATTACTTTGTGATAAGTTCTGCATCTTGATGAATTAATTTTGCTGGTATGAAACATCTAAATTCCATATCCGAAATTTACCTTAAAAGAGACCAAGAAATGTATCTGCTCTTTCGTAAGGCCAAGAGGATGGTAGAATATCCTACCACCATGGCTAAGATATGCGATTACATCGCCAAGATGCCTGCCTCTTGCTATTATCTTGCCGATAGCACAGCCTATCGGTATGTATGTAAACGCATCAAAGGAGAAAAGCCTAAATTCGGCAAATATCAAGCCATGAAAGAAAAACTCTTTGAAGATTTCTATCAGGATTTCTTGCGTCTCCGGCAGATGGATCAATACAAGGAATACAATACCAAAAATCTTGTGTATGTATGCCTGAATCTTCCTGCGCCCAATTTGGGTATGGCTCCACGCTACATACAGATGAAAATAAACAATTATTTCCGCAATAAGAAAACATCATTCATAACTCGATAAATCACTTCCATTATGCGTACATTATATATTACACTTCTCATCATCCTCCTGATGGCTTTCATCATTCCGCTTCATGCCTCGCTGGCTGTGTCTCCATCATCGCCATTATACACCCATTTCGCCTATATGTTCGGTCATGCCAACTTTATACACTGGGGTATCAACGGTTGGTGTATACTGATGGTTCATCATCAGTTCCGCTTCCATCGCCTACTTGCTGCATGGCTCTGCTCGGTGTTGTTGTCGTTCATATACTATCCGGCATTACCTGTATTGGGTGCATCCGTATTGATTTCTTTCTTCATGGGATTCTCTGCGCAATGGTATTATCGGTATCACCGCATCTACTTCTGGCAGATGGTGCTCGGTATGGCTATAGGTTTCCTTCTCCCTTACATAGCTGGTATCTTCCACATAGTTCTATTCTGTTTAGGTTTCATCTATGCCAAGGCAGAGAGATTTATCCGACATGCCAATACACTTAACATTTAACATTCAACACTTACATTATTATATATAACGAATGCCAGTAGCAAAATCCTCCTTAAAGGTTCGACCTCAGCAGCAGATTTCAGAAAAGAAGCTCAAAGAGATTCTTGAAGAAGATAAGAGAAGACTCCAAAGTCTCCTCGCTACTTATCGTCCCATTACAGGAGAAGATGCGCCTGGTCTCCGCTTTGAATGTGTCATCACGGATTTCTTGAAGGGAAAGAAACTCTGGCTCCCGGTAGAAATGCTGAAAGAAAAGAAGTTCTGCGCCATCATCAAATGTGGTTCTATAGAGGCCTTTTGCGATAAGTACATGCCAGACTTCGATCAAGAGAAGGCTCGCGATGCTGTCTTCCGCTATCTCATACGCCTGCGCTGTAAGCACGATTTCTATTTCTTCGCCTACGCCTACGCCCGAATCAAGAATAAGGATGGTGGTGAAGATATACCTTTTCTTCTTCGCAATGCCCAGATTAAACTAGCCAAGGTCTTCGAACAGTTGCGCCTTCACAGTCAGTACCACTATATCCGTGTCATTCTCTTGAAGTGCCGCCAATGGGGTGGTTCTACCCTTACCGACATCTACATGGCATGGCTGCAGATCTTCTGGAAGACAAACTGGAATAGTAATATCGTTGGCCACCAGTCTTCATCTGCCACACAGGTATTCGATATGTACGAGAAGCTAATTAATGCCATTCCTACATGGCTCTTCTACGATATTGGTGTACCATTCAAGAACGACCCTCGCAAAATCAAGACATCAGGAACCATACAGAATATCAAGTATCTCATTCCACGCGATTGCAAGATACAGACTGGTTCTGCCCGAAACCCAGAATCTTGTCGTTCTGGTGATGCTGCCCTTGCTCATATCACAGAGGAAGCCTTCTTCCCTAACACCACAGAGTGGACTCCGGCTAAGGTGATCAAGGCTGCATCATCATCTATCCAACCGGACCCTCTAACCTTTATCGTAAGAGAGTCAACGCCTAACGGACGAGAAAACGAGTTCCACGATGCCTGGGTAGCCGCAAATTCAGTAGACAAAGATGGAAAACCTCTGTCAGCATTTACTCCTGTCTTCGTGGCATGGTTCGAAATTGAAAAATATATATTGCCATTTGCTTCCGAGGATGAACGTGCCGATTTCGCCATCTGGCTGTGGAAGAATCGCAATGACGAGCAAGGTCATGGTAAGTACTATTGGTGGCTCTACGAATGTAAAGGCGCATCCTTCGAGGGCATCCATTGGTATATTGAGAAGTCCAAGGAGTATGAGACTCTTGACGATATGCGTCAGGAGTTCCCATCTGATGATGTAGAAGCCTTCCTGTTCTCTGGCACTACCGTCTTCGACCCTTACAAGTTGAAGGAGATGGAAGAGGACTGCAAGGGCATCGAGCCTATTATGGTGGGCGACATCGAGGGCGATTCCTACGATGCTGCCGACCCTGCTTGCATGAACAACATCCGTTTCGTAGAGCGTGCTGGTGGACCTCTAAAAGTTTGGGCTGGACCCGATAACTCCGAGATTGTCAAGCACCGTTACGTTGTAGCCTGCGATATTGGTGGTTCTCATAAAACCTCCGACTTCTCAGATATTGTAGTCCTCGACCGCTACGATGAAATCTATGGTGGTGTACCGGAAATCGTAGCTGAGTGGCATGGCCACTGCGATGCCGATCAGTTAGCCATGCGCTGCGCCCAGATAGCTCATTTCTATAATGATGCTTATCTGGTCATCGAGAACAATACCGCCTACTCGCGCATGAACAATACCGAGGGCAATCAGTCAGAGCTGTTCTTCCCTATCCTTCTGCCTCTATACGATAACCTCTATAGCGCATCACAATCCAAACTGAAGAAGGTGAAGAATATCGAAATGAAATGGGGATTCAATACCAACAAGGCAACCAAGGTGGCAGTAGTGAAGACCATGGCTCGCATCATCCGTGATGGTGGCTATATGGAACGAGAACTTGCGGCAATAGACGAATGTACCTATTTCCTCTATTACAAGCAGAACGACTGTTATGGAGCCGTAGCCGGAAAGCATGATGACCGTGTCATGGCGCGCGCCATTGCCCTCTACGTAGAAAAGGATATGCCAGCACCGGAAATCGTTCCATTCCGTTCAAAGTCAGAGATAGAACGTGAACGTCTCCGCAACCGCCCTCCAGTAGTAGCTGAGTTGTCAGGCATAGGTGGTGGCAACTAGCCTCTATCTAGCCAGCAGCATGATACGCCCCTGTATAGTCACCGTTCCAGGCGATTCTATCGCCTGTCCATATAAGTTAATAATTAAAAGTAAAAAGAAAAATGAAACAAAGTTATTCAAATCTGCTGCGTAAGATGCTCATAGCCATCTACCAGCCTATTGTCACTCGTATCGAACTCTTCCGTGCCACACGCATGTGGCAAAAAGGAGTAAAGGCAACCATTGCCAAGTATAAAGAATGTGGTGCGCCTCGCTTCTACATGCTCTACGACAAGTCGCATAAAGATTTTGCGATCATGACCTACGATCCTAACAGAAAGGATATGCTTGCATATCGAAGATTAGTCCAGATGGGCAAGTGGAAGGCATCACGCTACTTCAAGAACGTAGAAGACATCAAGGCTGCCTCCTACTACTACACCCCTTCAAAGTGGGGAGCCATCGGCTGCGATGCCGACAACAAGGTTAGGGCCAAGAAGTTGAAACAATGGCAAGAATACTACATGTACCGAGTTTCTACCCTGATGTTTAAGTTACGCATATACAAGAAGGAACATGGTATTGACTAAACAAAAAGAAGAGGAGACCATCACGGCTTCCTCTTCACAATCTAACAACCTTAAAAACTAATAAACCTAAAAAAATAAAATAATCTAATCTAAGAACCGAACAACATTTCGTTCAATATTATAAATTAACTAAGAACTTCTTTTCTACATAGCTGCCGAAGGAAGAGCTGCCAAATCATTTGCTCCATCACTGGAATCCTTTAGATGCGTATCAGGTGCTGTTGCCTGTTGTTGCCCTCCATCTGTAGGCATCTGTCCATTGGCTGCTTGCTGTGCCTGAAGAGCTTCTAGCTTTTCCAGTTGTTCCTTGAAGTATTTTCTCATTCTTCCTGTACCAGGGAAATTAGCAACCGTAAGCATGGTATAAGGATCCATCTTGCCGCTCACCATCATCTGCCAAGCCATATCGTTGTTGGCTGCTCTGATAAGTGGACTGTATGCGTCCAAGTCGATAGAAACATCTAGATCCATATCTCTCATGGTCTCTGAATTGAAGTGAATTTCAAATTCATCACCTGTCAGTTTCACGCTGTCAGCATCGGTACAAAATTCCTGTATCAGGTAAAGTTTCTTCTTGGCCACACGTACCTTAAAGTTGTTGAAACTCTCAACAAAGTCCTGTATGGTGGTAGATGATGATTCTCTTTCCAACTGATATTGCTTACCGCTGGTATTCCGGTGCTGTCCTTGAAGAGCACCCTGCACACCACTTCCCTCGCTTGCCATCGTCTTGGCAAAATTCACCATGAAGTCAACACCTGCCGGAATACTCTTGTTGACCAATGTCTGAGGTGGTTTACCTCCATTCTTGGAGTTCCACAAGATGATACTATCCGTTTTGGTATAGTTCACCTGCATTTCATCGATGCTCTGTTTCTCGCTCAATGCGTTCTCGTCAACAAGCATCGTTCCCTTGGCACCATTCGCTACAATGAAGTTGATCATCATCATATAATGGTTCAAGGTGCGCTGGTTGTTTTCGGCTCGCATCGTAAAACTTCTTACTTCGCCATTCAAGCATGGATAGGCAACGAAGGTGTATGGATGGATAGAGGTTCTGAATCCGTCCCTGAGCACATAGTATGGTGATTCCCTGGCATCCAGCAGATAGCCATTCGGTGTGATATATCTTCTGAACCAGTAGGTTTCTGCCTCATCCTTAATTTCGATGGTCTTAAGTTCAGAAGGGTCTACATAGTAGATAGGCTCACCATTCTCATCGAGCATAGGTAGGCCATTCTCATCTTTCATGATGTTGGATTCCTCTATCTTGCGTTTCTTCTCCTCATAGAAGGCACGCTGGTCAGGAGAGGCATATCCGCAATCTCCACTCTCCCAGTCATGTACCCAAATGGCTGGTCTGGTTTCTTTTGTCCAGATTTCCAATACCCGGTACTTGCCTACTACTGAAGAATGGGTGAAATCATCTATTCCGGCATACTGGGCTTCACCAGTCGGGTGATAAGTCTGTTCGGGCGCAAAATGGTGCTGCGTCTGTAGATAGATCTCACTGAGTTTATTAGCCTCTTCCTTGCTTCCATTTGTAAAGGTAGCAATAATCTCTCGCCAAGTCAAATCATGAGCCTCAGCAATAAATTCCACATCGCTCAGGTCATACTTAAAGAAAGGTGGTAAAGCTAGCTTAAAGATGTCTACAGAATAGTCAAAGATACCATTCTTGCCATCCCTTCTGCCATAATAGGTTTTCATGCCCACAAAGGCGAAGACACAGAAGGCGTAAAACATTCTCGCGTCTAACTCTTGCCTGTCGTTCAAGTTGTCGTTCTGACGAAGATATTCATTGAAGAAACTGATATAGTCTTCCTCGTTTGGATCCACGGCACTACATGTAGCAGTACTGCGCTGCTGGCGCACAAGACCAACGAGCGAAAGAAGTTTGTCTCCGATTACATCGTATTCCAGTATTGGCATACCTTTCAGTTCCATATACTGCCGGATGGTAATCTTTCTTCCATTCCATTCTATCAGCTCTTCCAACTGTCTTCCCATCACGAAGTCTTGCGCTCGCTTCCACTTCTTTCTCAGTTCTGCACCATCATAGAAGTATTGGCAAGCCCATTGCAGCAACAGAAGATTACTTTGGCTCTGCGTAAACCGCTCCCGGCTCACTCCTTCAAGTGAGTCTGGTCCCGGCTCTGCATAGTTCGATATGTCATTTATTACATGATTGTCAACCATAATTCTTAATTTTTCGCCAAAAATACCGCATTTTTCTCGCTTATTAGTGATAAGTTGCGCAACTTAACATTACTTTTCCATCATTTCCTAGTATTTTTGTTCCGCATTTCATTTAAAAACGTTTTTAAGTATGAGTAAATCAATCAATGTACATGAAGCCTGCGTCATTACTAAAGATGATAAAGGCAACCTCTCCATGGTAGGCAAGGCGAAAGAAGCCCTCACCACCTTGAAGAAGAATAAGGTTTCCGTCTGCATTCTTCTCTGCGACAACAAGAAGGAGGATGTGGAGAAGTTCCTTAACGACAATAACGTGCCTTTCGCCTCTATCAGTACCAAGGAGGAGACCGATAAGGATGGCAACACCAAGCGTGTTGATCCACCAAAGGCAGATGTAACCATCATGCCAAGTTCCAAGGTCATCACTCTTCGAGACGATTGGCAGTGGTGTTTGGATGATATTGCCCAACGTCTCTGGGGCGAGAAAAAGAAGGAGAATCCGAAGAGTGAGCAGCAGCGCATGGATGACAGCATGGCTGATTACATACGCTGGGCATCACCAAAGAAAAAGGAACCAGAGAATGCATCTGGTACTTCTCTCGGATAACATCGCTCCAATGTCTTCAACTTTAAACACACAAATGATTCATTAATCATAACTATTATAAATTTATTTGGATTTAGATTTTTTATAACTATCAAAAAGGGACTCGCTGTGAAGCAAGTCCCTTTTTCTATGTGTGGAAATATTGAACATTTCCTAGAATGAAGTAGCCCGAAGGCTACTCCATTCCGTTCAACGTTTTAAGCAGCTCCTTTCTGGTATTCCGAATCTCTACCAGTTTGGCTGCATCGTTTGTACCATCCATTTGCTTCTTAGCCTTATTCATCTTCCTCTTGGCAGCAGAGATAGCCTTTCTGGCCGCAAACAGTCGCTTGTTGGTCTTGCTGTTCTTAAAGGCATTTGCCTTCGCCTTATCAACATCCTTCAAACGCTGATACTCCTGATAAGTCTCAATGGTTCCGTTCCAGACGTTCTGTATTCTCCAGTCCTCCGTCACGTCCTCTGCCTTAGCCTTCATCAGGTACTTGCTTTCAGCCTTCTCCATTTCCTTCAAGTCTTCATCACCGTTCAGATAGCCCTGCACCATGTCCAGAGCCTCCTTCTGGGTGAAAGCCTTGTAATCACTCTGCGAGAGGAATTTCTTCATCTTCTGGCGCATCTTCTTCTTTTCCGTGATACTCTTGGCAGCATCAAAGCGTTTACTAGCCTCCTGTAAGGAAGTCACCCCATCGCTCATTTCTGCACTCTCCAGTGCCTTCACCGAACCGATGGCAGCCTTAATCTGAGCCTCAGGATCAATACCATTGCGCTGGCAGCTCTGATAGGTCATCACCACGCCCTCCATGTCACCACTAAGGATAAAGTCCTTGAAGTAACTCTGAGCCTTCCATGGAGAGAAACCCTTAGAAGAAGGGAAGAAGAAATCAACGGCCTTGAACTCCTTGTTCTCCTGACTCGGAATCAGGAAAGGTGCCCAGTACAAAGCATCCTTGTAAAGCAGTCCGATGGTCTTGCCATACTTGCGCTGAATCTCCTGATCTGCATGGCTGGCTTGGAAATCGCTCAGATAGTTTATATCATCCAAGGTCATTCTCACCATAGGGTTAGCCTTACCTATCATTCGCTGTACCATAGGTCCAGGGAACTCTAGTTCTCCCTTATGATTGAAAAGGTATTCCGGAACCTCACGGAACTGCTTACCATGTCTCACATACATTTCTGTACCATCTTCATATCTGCCTAAGAAGATCTTGCTCTGCTGGCCAAGGCTGTTGCCTCTCATCAGATAGTCATACCATTTCATACCCTCATCACCATAAGCCAGTTCATACATACTCTTATAGCTTGGGTTGGTCTTTCTGATCTCCTCAGCCTTTTTGCGTTCCTTCTCCTCGTCCAAGGCACGGAAAGCAGCATTGATGCCATTGGCAATACCCTCATAAAATACCATGAATCCGATACCATAACAGAGCAAAGCCGAAATCTGTCTGCTTCTTCTACTTTCATCCTCCGGTGTAAGTTCCTTATGTTTGAGCCTCTTGTAATACTGTTTGAAGTTCTCAAATGTTGCCTCATTCCAGATAGAACCAAATCCGGTTAATGCCAGGAAGTGACGTGTGGTAGAAGCATTCCAGTCCGGTGAAAGAAGAACTCGTCCGGCATAGCGCAAGGTACGATGGCTGGCTCCCAACACATCCCAGTGCTGCCCCCCAAACATATCGTTCACAAACTGTCCGTCCTCGTCCAAAGCCCGGCTCAGTTCCTCCTCAGTCCAACCCTTCTTCTTGGCACGCTCTTTGGTCTTGTCTGCCCTCATACGATAGGTAGCAAGTTTCAGTCCATCATGTAGGAAATCCCACAAAGCTACATCCATACCCTTATTGATGAGAGAAAGCATCTGCGTTGCCACCTTCAATGGCATAGAAGCCTTAGCCACCGTTCCGGAAATTTTATTTCCGTCCTTCAACTTCTTCTGCACCTTTATCATCGCATCGCGCATGTTGTCAAACATGTTCTGTACATCCGCTGCAGCATAGTCGTTGGTCGCTCCGAACTTCACCAGATGGGAAGCAGCCTCTTGAAAATCCTCAGGATTGGCAAAGCAAGGAAGTTCATGGTTCTTGGCTGTATCTACAAAGATATACTTCATAAAGTTGGCCATAGCCTTCTTAGGTCCAAACTCCACCATGTTTTGTACCATGTATACCTCCGTCAAGGCTCCGGCATGGAAACCACTAAAGCCCAACTCCAGTTTCTTGGCACTTGAAGCAAGCGTATCAAACGTTTTCCAGAATGGAGAAGATTGATAGGTATCAAACACAACTCCAAATCTGTCACCGGCACTGGCCTCGCTATAGATCACCTTTTCGTTGTCAGTGATAGGATTCTTCACCTTCACTTGCTTTGGAGACACATTATATACCCATACAGGGCCTACGCCCGGAATCTCGAAGTACTTATATTGCTCCAAATTGAATGGAGCAGAAGAAGAAAGTAGCGGATCAGTTGAAATCACCTCTCCTTTTTCATTCCTCTCAATTACGTTCAGTCCGGTCAACTCCTGCAGCATCGTCTTGTTTACCCAAGCCTCGATATTACTTCGGCTGTAGTAAGCCATCATCTTCGTGATGTCGGTAGTTTTTGGCACAAGTCCCACGCTGATACCCTCCATCAATGTACTGATGGTTCGCTTCTTCTCGTTCGGACTCTTGGTGCGCTGTCTGTTCTCCACATACAGGGCATAAGCCTGCTTGTCGCTCTTCTCTTTATCCCAGATATGGTTTACATAGTCGGCATTATATCCGGTGTCCTCTCTTAAGGTGTGATTATCCCTCAACCAGTCGTAGGTATAGTTATACCAGTCTCTGATAGAATCAAGAGCAGCCTTCATTTCAGGCGAGAGATTCTTGTAATCGATACCCTTAGGCACAATCTGAAGCTTCACCAGTGGCAATACATGCTCGCTCAGAATATCTGAACCATCAATAGGTACAAAACCTTCCTCGCCCTGGTGATTGGCATTAATTGCCTGAGCCATTTTGCTTGCCACCTCGCTCACAGCCTTAGGATCATCGTATACCTCTATCTCCTTGCCTTTTTTAATCTCTGTATGCTTCTTTGCTGTCTCGGTAATCAAGTCTGTCACGTATGGCTGGATAGCCTCAACATCAGCAGGCTGGATATGGATATGTCCCTTATCAAAGACACCAGTGGCATTCAGATTGTGCGCCATGTCACGCAAACGTCTAGGAGCCTCTATTATATAAGGTATAGTCTCAGCCAGTTTTTCTGCCCGGTTTTTCTTTCCCTTGTAATCAGAAAGCAACTTGTCAAAAACACCGCTATCAGCCATCTTCTCTATTCTGTTCTTCACATCATTGATATAGATAGCATCATCAGCACTAGCCTCCTCCATATTCTTTCTACGATGGATAACGGCATGTTTCACGGTCTTTGCTGCACCTTCCTTGCTCACGTCAGTACTGGTCACTTCAGCCAAGTCCTGCATCACTTGCTGCTCCAGTGCATCAGCCTTCGGATTGGTCTCTGCTGGGTAAATCTTACCCTCATACAAGTCCAGATCGGCTTGTTGCTGCTCCAGCAAATCATGTTTGGCCAGCCAGTCCTCATACTTGCGTTTCACCTCCTCCTGCTTCTTCTTTTCGAAGGCAAACATATCAGGCAAAGGGTCTTCTTGGTCCTTCATGGCTGCCTGCCATTTCTCATATTCATGAATACGATTCATGTAGGCATCATCCTCTTCATTTTCCATTCGGATAGGCATACCAGTAGGTTCCTCGCCAACAAGGTGGTGGCGTTCACGCCAGTCTTTATTGAGCTGTGCCCATTCCTTTTTGCCTGCTTCATCCTTATCAATGTCGTAGAACATTGGAGGCTCTGGGTTCTCTTTATCTTCGCGTGCATTCTGCCATTTACGCCACTCCTGTACACGTTTCATGTACTGAATAGTGCTTTCGCCCTTCTTCTGTCTCGGCTTGCCCTTACCAGCACCATCAGATAGCGCATCTTTGATTTCAGCATTGCTAGCCTGCTTCATCATGGCTTCCTGCTTCTCCTTAGGCATATTGTCCCAAACATGCAGAGCCTTGCCAGCCTTCATCAGGTAGTATCTCAAATCCTTGTCATTGAGAAGTCCCGGCACACGAACACCCAGTTTCTTAAGCACCTTGATAAGATAATGCTTAATCTTGGTCCAAAGAGAAAAGTCCTCAGCAGTCTTAGGACCCTCCTCGGCAAGATGAGCGATATACTCCTGCGTTCCCACATTCATGCGGTCAGAGTTCTTCCAGTCCGGATCATATTTATTGGCAAAGTCAATAATCTTGCCTCGAACATCCTTACCTACGGAACGATAAACGAAGTTGGCGAACTTTCTCACGCCATCTTCGCCACCAAGAAGTACTTCCATACCCTCATGGCCTATCTTCTCATGCAGCACCGTTCTCTCTGCTTCGTTGGCATCAGCACAATTAGGCAGATAAACATGTACCGTGTGCGTAGTAGGGTCATACCATCCTGTAGCACCATTTTTCACATCACTCAGATAAGCATCTGGAACCTCATCCACAGAAGTGTAAACTGTAGCCTCAGCACCACCCAGTTTGTTGGCAGTGTTCACTACCCGGTCGCTCACTTGTTTCTGCTTGTCTGCATCCCAGTTGTTCTTGAAGATAGAGCTGCCAAGTCGTGCCAATACATTTCTGCCCGACAAGTCATCCTTATTCAGCAGAGGAGCAATCACGCCCTGAGTCAACTGCACCGGAATACCATTGCCAATTATGGTATGTGCCAAAGATTCCGTTTTAGGCAATTTATAGTCATCGCCCAGTCCGGTAATCCTAGCCAAGACCCTGCCATCAGCACGCAATACCTTTCCACCCGGCATGATGATCACATCACCACTCTTGGTTCTCAGCGTAGGCAGAATCTCATCCCCATAGGCATGAGGAATCTTGCCATCGGCATAAGCACTGCCCATTACGTAAAGAGGCTTCTCCACCTTCTGCCAGTCAATTCCGTCAGCCTTCAATCTGGCATCCATCCATGGAGCCACACCGCTTTCCTTCACCGTCAGAGTAGGAAGAATATCCTCCACAGCCTCTAGCCATCCACCCTTACGTGGTTGCTTCTTTGGCTTTTCAGGTAGTTCTCCGTCCTTCACGGCTCTAACAATCAGTCGCTCCCTGCTGGTATAGCCACCATAGTCTGCGGCATTATACACATCAGAATCCCATGTATAGCCATTTTTGTCAAGTTCATTGGTGATAATCTTCATCGCCTCAGAGTCCTTGTAACCCTTCACGTTCTCGATAGTCACCACTCGCGGTTTAACGGCATCAATGAAGTCGGCAGTACTCTTGGCAGTCTCCTTGTCAAGTTCCACCTCTCCACTATTACTTTTGGCCTGCGAATAGTTCTTGCATACAGGCGAAGCATGGAAATACTCCACCTCGCCATCAATATGCTTCACCAGTTCCTTAGGGTCCACGTCTCTCACGTCAGCCGTAACAATATGCTGTCCGAAGTTGTTGCGATATACACCGCTTATCTTTCGGTCATATTCCACAGCCACTACAGGGTCGATGATACCCTTTAAGCCTTCCTCTACCAGTCCACCACCGCTAAAGTAGGTTCCAGCCTTCATCAGCGAATCAGGATGCTTCTGCAACTTCTGCTCCAAGATAGGAGATTTCACCTCAGTCACTCGATGGAAACGGATTTCATGATTGCTATTGATAGCTTCGTTAAAGGCACGGCTGCGGTCACCTTCCTTTTCCGGATTGTAGTCAAACAGAGACAACCCAGATTCTTCGAGTCCCTTGCGAACATCCTCACCTAAATCATTAGGCACAACAGCAGCCACAAATTCATTAAGATGAACAGGACGGTTAAACTTGGTCTCGAAATAAGCACTCTTCAATTCGTTCTGCACAGCATTCTTAAGAGAATCCAGCTTCTTCATGAAGGAAGGAGTTAGAGTTATGCCATATTCTTTCTTGGCATATTTCTTAGGATCAGGCTGCGATACGATGTCATGAAGTCTCTGCTCACCATAGAACACATCGTTATACAATGTCTTGGCAAGATCGTAATACACATCCTGCCATTTTTCGTAGAACTCTTCCTTATCCTTATTAGAAGACAACTTCTCCTTATTGGCACGCATTTCAGAAGTAGAGTCAACACGGCTAGCCAATTTGGCGATAAAGCTGCCAAATGAGGTATATTCACCTCCATTTGTCTGCCCATCAGCCTCCTCTCTCATAGCCTTTGACACATTTTCAAGAGTCTCAGGCACATACTTTCGGGAGCCATCATTCTTATAGCCACGGAAGATACGGTTCTTTGTTCCGAACTCATCCAGTTTGTTCTCCTGCCATCTGATATAATCAGCATAAAGACCATTCTTGTGGACGTAATTACTAGCCTTCACCTTAGACAGATAGAAGTCATACTTCTTGGTGTCGTTGTGTTCCTTCACCATCTGTTCAACAACCTTCTTTACATCCTCAGCCTTTGGCTTACCATCCTTATCAAGCAAGGTTGATTTATAATCACGATCAAAGATTTCATTTACCTTCTTTCTTACTTTAGGACTGATAGGAGCTGTCTTAACACCAGTTTCCTTATATATCTGTCTTCTCACTTCCAAAGAAATCTTATCTCTTGTAGGCTTAACTATTTCATACTTAGCAAGACTCGTAACGTCTTCGTTCAGTTCGGCATCATTTTTCATATTGTTCAGAATATCCTCAGCAGTAGGATATTTGTTGATAATCTCTTTCCAGCGATAATCAACATTAGAATCATACGCTTTAATATCAATGCCCTTTTCTTTAAGATACATCAACTCCCAAGCAGGAACACCATTGTCTTCCAATACATCCTTGGTTTGTCTCTTAATCTCTGCCTTAGCAGCACTAGGGTATTCAAGGCTGTCAACCCAGTCTTCAAACTTCTGAATGCCCTTTTCGCTCATTTGTCGCTCTACGGAAGGATAACGCTGAGTATAGGCATCAGTTATCCAAGTGCCACCAGTCTTGCCTGTACGCTTATCCACAAGAGCAGAAGGAGCGATGAAGGAAATCTCTCCAAAGTTATCATGAGCACTCTTGCTTGTATCTATCACTGCCAAAGAAGGGTTGGCCAAACCACCTAGCTTCAAAGCCTTTCTCAGCTTCTCCTCAGTAATATTATGAACTCCAGTAAGAGTTTTATCGGCATCATTGTTTCTAGGCGAAACGTGTACTTCGTTGGCACCTGCCAAGTCCAAATATTCGCCTGTATCAATTAGGTTGAATACACTGCGAGCTATATCCTTCAAACCATCAGCGCTAGGATTCTCATATACATATTCTGCTACATTAGAATACTTATTAGCCTTGAATTTAGCCTTAGGTGAAGAGTCAACGCGAACCACTATAGAGTAGCCTTTATCTGCCCTACCACCTTTTTTGATAATGCTGAGTGCATTTCCACTATGATCAGAAAGGCGGACGGTAGTCTTTCCACCATCATCTGTCTGATATTTGAAGTACTCAGAAACTTGTGTATCTTTTCCATGCGGAGTCATACCCATACCTTCAAACAACTTTTTTGTGAAGTTTCCAGCAGTAATATCGGCATTTTTCCCCATTGAAGTGATAAAGTTTGCTAAATTTCCTAGATAAAAAGTCTTAGTTGGGAATTTTTTATCTATCTTTGCAGATGAAGGAGCAACGCTTTGCACGCCATCAAGATTATCCTTAGATGGGAGGTACCCATTATCATGGGATTCGGCTAAGTTTCCGTTTTCGGATTTGAGAGATTGCTCCTTCTCTTGACGATTCAACTCTGCAATTCGTTTATCGATTCGCTCTGTTGCATCGTCTTTTTCTTTATTCGACAACTTAGCCCCTTCTTTCTTCTCGTTCATCACAGTACGTGGGTCCACACCATTCGCCAAGTCTCTCAACACAAGATTACGAATATCCTCCAAGGTCATTTTCTTAATGTCCTCAGGCTTCCACTTCGTAAATGTATCAAGAGTCCAATACCAGAACTTCTTCAGCCACTCCTTCAACTTATTGATAACGCTCAGTTCCTTGGCTGTATCAAGCGGATTCTCCTTGATAGCATCCTTAGCCATCTGTTCCAGGATGGCAGCTCCGTCCTCACCGGTCAAACGAGCAAAAGCCTCATCGCAAATTTGCTCATCTGTCAGATGATTATAGTTAGGATCCTGCTTCAAATCGGCAAATAGCTGGGTCTGCATGATGAGTTTATCACCATGCTCTATAAGTTCCGGATTCATTTTTTTGGCAGCAGTACGCCAAAGATGTTGATACTCATGGATAGGAGTATTAGGATTCAGATGCTCCTGGTTCAGCACAATCTCCTTGCCATCTGTGTAGCCATAAACCACACCCTTACCCTGTGCAAACTTAGTATTACCCACGATATTGGCATTGTTCTCGTCAAAGACCACATAGTTATAATCACCTTCCTTGGCACCGCCATGAATCATTCCAGCAGGGTACTTGATGCCGACAAAACCTATTTCACCCAAAGCCCTTGATGCTAATTCTGCACCATACGAAGGTCTTTCACGGTCGAAGAAGTCTTCCAAAGCATGATAAAGTTCTTCACCTTTTAATGTAGGAAGTTTCTGCATACCATTCTCTGGCGATTCAAGTTTCATTTGGGTGATACGCTCAATCCTATCTATATCATATCTTGCTCCACCATCTTTGAAATACTCGTTTTCACTGAAACCGTTGTGGGTTATTTCCCAAAGTCTATACCATTTTTCCAATGGAAAATTCTGAGATTCGTTCCATCCAAGATAGTTGCTGCCATTATCATCAGGAATATCCACATCATATCGATATGCTCTATTACTTGGTATAGCTATGCTATCATCGTCCTTTGCAAGAATTTCGTTTAGTTCTTGCAGATAATCTGTATCAGGGAATTTTCCTATAACATCTTTCAAATCTTTACGTGCATTCTCCAAGCCCTTTGCCACATCTTGATGCTTATACATATAATGTCTCAGCATATCCTGTGCCTCTTTTGACATACTTTGTGGATTTACAAATTCAAAACCAGATATTGCCTTCTTATCCTTAGCTCTCTGTGCATAATCTGTGCCTATCTCCTTAGAGTTCGTTACATACACACCATGTCCGAACGTCTCGCTTCCTTCGCCTTCCAAGGCATGCGACAAATCAAACTTATCAAAGTTAGCACCACTACCATGATAAGTACGCAAGAATCTCACTCCAGGATCATTCAAAAGCATTTCTACTGCCAGATTATCCTGCGCCTCAGCCACCTTCTCCATATCCTCATTGCTAACAACCTTCACAGGGATGCCAGCCTTCTTAAGCATAGTAGATACAGCATCATAAGCCACCTTCTGCGCCTCCGACATTTCCGAAGGCTTCACCTCCTTCACATCGCGGTCAAATTTCGCCTGTTCCTTCTGTACCATAGCATACTCAGCAAAAGGCTTAGTCTTGCGGTCAGAAGACTCCAACCACTTGTCAAAGGTAGCTTTAGGCACAGAAGTTACCTTACCAAGTCCCTTCCAGTCTTTAGAGTAGTTGGCAAGATAAGCCTCTGTAGCAGCCTCCTCAGAAGGATAGCCATACATTACCTTATGCTCGTCAAACTCACCAGTCTCTGGGTTCACCTGGTCAACAACATAAACGTTACCATCAAAAGTATCAAGGTCTGCAGCGTCATTGATGAACATATCAATATGGTCACCATCAACGCCAATTTTACCAAGGATATAGCCGTAAGTATCGTGCATGGTCACGCTCCAAGGCTTGCCCTGCTCGTCCTTACCGCTGCGAGTTACGCCCTTTGGTGTTTCTACGGTATAATCGTAGCCACCAAAGGACAAATGACCCTTTTTGTAGTTTCCTGCCTTCTTCTGAGCCTCTGTTATTTCGGTCTCAGTTTCGGCAATGGCACTCTTTAAACGTTCTCCGAAGGATGTTTCTTGCGGTAGATGTGAGCCTCGAACAGCTGAGCCTTTGCCAGGTTCCATGCTGCCAGTCTCTTGTCGCCCTTTGCGTCCGCTATCAGAGCCTTCTCCAATCTCGGACTCAGAAGATGCTTCTCCGTTACCAACTTCTTCGCCTTGGCTATTTCCTTCATCAACTCCTCTCCGTGAAGAGTCGCTACCCAGGCTACTGCCTCCTCCATATCCTTCTTCATTGCTTCTGTCATCATAATCAGCTAATTCTGGTAAAATTGATTTAACATATTGTTTGTACTCTCGTTCACGATCCTCAATCTCCATCATACGGTCAAATTCAAGTCCATTGATGTGATCAAGTTCGCTTTCAGACGGCAAAGATAACTCTTTTTCGTGAATATACGATTTATATTGCTCAATTTCTGCCTGTCTTTCGATAATTTCTCGCTCTTTCTGTGCTTCGTAATACTCTTCCTCGCTTGAAAGTTCATCTTCTGCAGCAGCTATGCGGTTCATCAGAGCCACATTTCTCATTTCCTTCACGCTGTCATAAGACTTGAACATATCAAGAAGGGCATTACGAACATCTTGATCGGTATATCCCATATCCTGCAAGTTTACAGGAAGGTCATTATATACTCTCACAGCAAATTCGTTAACCGACATACCGGTTCCTTTCTTTGCAATAAGATAATTGAACTTATTAGAATCATACCCCTTGCCAATACCAAACTTAAAATTGCTCTTGCCCAACTCATATTGAAGAGATTCTGGATTCAAGCTATGAGGAAGCAAAGACTCTGATACAGCCTCTTCGAGAGTCTGAGGAGTTAAGTCCATCACATCAACGGAAGCATCCTTATATATATCATGGATAGCATTCATATCGTTCTTCTTCAGCGCATCAGCCACCAATGCCTTGCGTTGCTCTGAAGGTGTCATGCCCAGTTTCTCCATTTCCTGCTTGCTAACTTCCGTTTTGTAGAGTCTGCTGAGTTTATTAGCCTGAGCCTTCAAACCCTTGGCAGCAACAGACAAATTAGTCTGCAGGGCCTCCAGTTGAGCCTTTGTAGTATTCAATTCCATAAGTTGGCTAGGGTCCAGCTCTGTTTCACCATTGATATACTGATCCAGCATATCATTCACACCATTTATCTTGCGCTCCACATCCTCCTGGGTATGATAGATGTCCTTGCGCTGAGAGGTAATATAGTCGGTAGCCTTATCCATAGTTGGATATTGCTTCTTCAATTCTTCATCTTCAAGTACGAGCACATGGAAATCATCAGATGGCACGATGGCTGATTCATCAACACCAGCCTTCTCTACCTCAGCCTTGCGCTCCTCCTTCATAGCTTTCACCTCATCAGGAGTCATCACACTGTTGCGGATAGTATTCCAGTTCTTGAAACGAGCATCAAGATCAGCAATCTGCTCATTAACCAGACTCAACTCATCCTCCACCTTCTTAGCTTTTTCCGGGTCAAGATCGGCATTGGTATCAAGCCAGTTCTGATATTCAATAGCAGCCTTTCTCTTGTTGGCAAGTTGCGTTTTGATGTCATCACGGCTGCCATTAACCAGATTCAAAAGTTTGCCATGGTCTTCCCCAAACTGCTCCTGCAGATACTCAGCCGCCACATTTGGATCTGTATCATTAGAAGAATAGTCCGGCTGGCCCTCGCTCAGTCCCACGATGCCATTGGCATAACGCTGTTTCTTATCAGCCTCAGCCTGAGAAGCTGCTTTCTGCTCACGTTCATCGTCCTCGGCATCCAAATGCTCATTGATTGTGTTGTCGAGCGCATTCTTGCGCCATGCTGCAAACTCTTCTTTAGACAAAGGAAGATAATCCTTACCATCAGTAAGTACAATCTTTCCGTCCTTGCTATATCCGGCAAAGGTCATGTTGATATTAGCATCGCCCTCCTCCATGGCAACTGTTACCTGATCATTCGGCTTCAAGCCACTACCATCAAACTGGCTGATAAACTGCTGCGCTCTTGCATCCTTCTGCTGAGCCACCGTATTTTCGATGTATTCATCAAGAGAAACAGGAGTGCCCACCTCTTTAATCTCGGCATTAGATACCTGCTTAATTGTAGGCTGTCCCTGCTCATCTGGAACGACAACAAAGGCTCCACCATATTCGTTAGCCTTCTTCAGGAACACCTGTTTTCCACTATCCAAAGTAGCAGGAACTATGTTTCCGTCTTCCGTCTGGTATGGCCAGAGCTGCTGCTTCAACGCCTCACCATAGCCATCATCAGCATGCTGCAGAGCATCAATAGCACCCTTCTTGGCATCCATTGCCTCTACATACTTACTGATAGCCTCCTTCTGTGCTGGAGTCAAACTACTTGCACGCTGAGCCACAAACTGCTCCATATCTCTACCCTCATTATAGGCATTGGCTACAATATCAGGCATCTTCTCATTGTCAGCAAAAGTACGCTTCAAACGTCCTGTAGCTAAATCACTATTATAGTCGATAGCCTGCAAAGCCTCAGAATCCCCATTCTTATAGGCATTCTGTCCCATAACAAAAGCATCAGAAGTAATAACATCAGCAGATGAGTTATCTACATTTACAGTCGAACCGCCTTCACCTTGACTAGATGAAGCATCGGTATTACCTTGATAAGATGAAGAACCTTCTGAAATAGGAGGCTCCTGACCACCAGCAGAACCCTCTACAGAAGCATGTCCTGCAACAGGAGTAGCTGGTTTTGCGCCATCAACATCGCCCTGCTCTATACGTTTTTTATCATCTTCTATCTGCTTCATTTCACGTTTCAGTTCAATGGAATTGTAAAGCTCCTTAAGATAAGACTCTACCAATGGCGCATATTTCTTATCTTTCGACTCCAAAGCCTTACGAAGTGTACCGCGCGCAACGCCATGGGAATCCTCAAACGTGTTGACAAACTCCCTCATCACAGAACTATTCTCCAGGGCGCTGTCATAATAATGGCGATAAGCATCAACCTGCTTCTGCTCCTCATCAGTAAGGAGAATGCCCTTCTGCTGCTTATCCATAATCTCCTTGATGGCACCAGCATTCTGATGAAGGTAAACCGCTGCCTTATCCTCATCCGTCAATTTCTCACCCATATTATATTTCTGGGCTGCCTTGTTGTATAAGCCTTCAAGATGCTCCTGGGTAAACTCATTATGGAACTCACCTTCCAGCACAGAAGCCAAACCAAGAGTCTTCTCATACTCCAGTTTCTTATCTGCCTTCTGAGCCTCATCAAGAGAAGAAAACTCCTTTCTTTCAACAATACCGCCATCCTTATTTAAGGTTTCGAGATAAACCTTGCCATCATTCTCCATTGGCTGAATGATGATGGAATCAACAATAGGCGAGAAAGAAGAAGGGCGTTTGCCTTCAACAACTGCCATCATCTTAGCCTTCAACACCTCCGGAACACTCTTGTCGTTCATCAGGTCCATATACTTCTGGGTTAACTGCCCATCAAGTCGCTGAGCATTCTCACCAACCACAGCATACTCCCCGATGCCCATCTTCTCAAAAGCATCACGAAGACCATCATAGCCGAATCTCTTCAACTCGGCAATATCCTGATCCGTAAAGTCAAACTTCTTGTTAAACTCCCTTGCGTCCTTGAATCGGGCATACTTGCCCACCATGCCCGGCAAGCCGATAGCAGTAAGGTTCGCCATGCTCTCCAAGAAACTCTCGGCAGCATCCTTACCTGTAGGCTTGAAGTTCGGATCCTGCGCCATACGCTCCAGCATCTGATGACCGGTCATAATACCGGAATCCACAACCTTACCACCAATATCAGCCAGAATATTGGTAGCTAAGCCTCTGCCCTTACCTACCATGTTAGCGATGGTTCCACCCTGCATGATAGCACCTACAGCACTCTGTTTAGCCACCTCGCCCAAAGTATTAGCGATAACCTTACCCACAGAAGGATTGTAAATCTTGCCATTCTCATCGAACTGACCTGTACGATAAATCTCATCAATAGGCTTCGAGATTGCAGACTGACCCCCAAAGGTAACAGCACCATGCACGGCTCCACTCTTCAAAGCCTCGGCCTTACTCTTACCGATAAGCACCTTGGCAGCTCGCTCAGCCATCTTGCGCTCCATACCCTTAGCCATGAGGTCACCCGCCAGTTTACCCTCTGCCTTGGCTACCATGCTCTTAGTCAACTTACCACCTGCGGCTCCCGGCAGCCAATAACTCCAGGCATCACCTGCAAAGGTTAGCGCACCACTAGCCACGTTCTCCCAGAAGCCCGGCTGATACTGCTGATTGGCAATATCCTCCAGCCAGTTCTGATAGTCCGTCTGAACAGCCTTGCGAGTAATCTTACCCACAATAGTGTTACCCAAACCTGTCTTCATGATGTACTCAGCACTACCCTTAGGCATCATACCCTTAATCTCCAGCTGGTCCAATTCATTTTTAAGAACAGAATTGATCATCGGCTTGAACTGCTTAGGATCACTACTCTGAGTGCCATTCAAGCCATAACGCTGCATCACCTTAAATGCCGCATTGCTCATATCGTTCAGGAACTCCGGATTCCGGTAGAGCCTGCCAAACTTCTTCTGCAAACTAGAAAGCACCTTTGCTGGATCCTTAGCCTCGTTTGCCTCATATTGAGCACCAAGTGCTGTACCCAGACGAAGATTAGCTGGAATAAACTGGCTTCCTTCCATTCCCTCCGTAAATGCCTTACTGCCTGCCTTCTGGGCCTTGTTGTACTCATCCACTACAGATGGACTCACATATTTAGTAATAACGCTAGAAAGAGCATCATTGATGTCCTGATTCATCAGTCTGTCCTGCACATGCTCATCGTGAGAATAGAGGCGTGTTGCGATGCCCTCGGCTATATTGCGGTAGTTTGGACCATACTTGTTAACCAAACTCTGTACCATAGCTGGCTTCAAGAACAGTCCCACATAGTCATCATAGCTGATACCCATGTTATCTGCCTCCTGCTTCAACTTATCCTGCACGCCATGGCTATACCATTGCGCTTCGATACTCTTCTCTGCATCCTGCACAGTATCATCAGGCAAAGAAGAAACTACCTGGTTGGTAACGTCCATGGCCGAGCGATTGGCATATCTGCCAAGAGCAGACTGCACCATGCTCACTGCCTCTTCATTGCTATTGGCAGTGCCATCAGCCAACAAGTCAGCAACCATATTCTCAAAGTAAGTACCCTGCTTATCCGGTCTCTGCTTCCAGTTCTCCAGATAGTTGGCAAGTTTGGCATCCATCAACCCCTCATTATTCACCACACCGGTTGGAGTCGTAACAGGAGCCGCCTCTTTAGATTCAGGAGAAGCCGCATTAGCTGATGATGAAGAAGAAGCTTCTTCCTTCACAGGCATTTCCTCACCTTTTACAACAGGCTGAGGAATCTCTGGTGATGGCTGATATGTTCCGTTGCTCGTCTGAACACCAGTAGGAATCATATCCAAAACTTTTGCTATAAGCCCAGGATCCTTGTCTGTTGTTTCCTGCTTCTTTGCTGGTTGAGCCACCTGCGGCTTAGTCTGAGTAGAAGCCTTCTGCTCTACACTCTGAGTCGTAGAAGAAGCATCTACCTGCTTACCACCACCAGTAGCAGATGGAGCTGGCTCCAGCACCATCTTATCAAAGTCAGCCTGTGTTCCCACATCATACCCCATGTTCTTGGCCTCATTGTAGTACCAGTTACGATCTTCCTCGTTGTTCAAGTCCTTTTTGAAGTCATCATAGCTACCTACTTCATAGCCATTGTTCTTGAACTCATTATAAAAATATTGTCTGTCTTGCTCGTCAAACATACCTTATCTTATTTTTTGATTAATAATCAGTTACTTTGTTCTCCTTGATGGTGGAACCTTACTGCCGCCTCTACGTGAAGGAGGTACTTTACTGCCACCCCTACCTCTACGAGAAGGAGGAGTCCGGTCTAACTTCATCTTAGCCTTAGCCCATCTAGAAGCCTGCTGACGATTTTTCTCATTCGCCCAAGTGCCACCTCTGCCATCATTACCACCGATAGCCATACCATTGTTTTTAGCCCATTCATTCACATGTTTCTTGAAAACAGGGTCGTTCACATACCTGGTGTTGAAATCATCAGCCTCCTTCTGGTTGGCATTCCTCTGATTCTGTCCCTCTGTTTGCGAATTGATATGCCTAACTTGCGCACCCTTCACGTTAACGCTAGCATTATGATCAGCAGCTCCGGCATTGGCATTATTAGTTTGAGCATCAAGTAATTTTCCCTTTTTGCCTCTTAAAGCATCTTCAGTCTCCTTCTTCGATGTGCTAAGTGCAGCCTGTGCAGCAGCAGCATTGCCTCTCTCCTTCTCCGTCTGAACCTTTACAGGAGTGAGAGCATCCGTCTGATTCTTCTGTGAACCACGATAAGCTGCCAGTTCCTCATTTGCCTTTGCAGCAGCCTCTGCCTGCATCTGTGACTGTTTATCTTGACGGTCCTTATAGATATTCACCATCATCTGGTTATATCCCTTGGCACGAAGAGCCTCAGTAGCATCTCTTATCTTGCGTTGGCGATCAGTAAGTTCTTGTGCAGATTCTATTTTTTGCGATGGAGCACCTTGAACCGTACCAAAGAAGTTACCCAAGTGCATAAAAAGATTTCCCCATTGTTCCCATTTGGCTTGATTCTCTGCCTTCTTTTGCAGAGCTGCATTTGCAGCCACTGTTTTATCGGCATCACCAAGTGAAGAAAGCCAAGGCATGAAGGCAGACCAGTTTCCATCACCATTCTTCTGGTAATCCCTCATAATGTCATAAGGCTTCATCTGCCTCAATAGAGGGTTCTGCTCTATCTCGCTATAAGGTCTACTCCAGTCAATCTTGATACCCTGGTTAGGCTCCACCTTGGTAACTTCCTCGGTTGGCTGCAGGGCAAAAGATTCCTTGCCACCATTCTTAGTAATACCAGTCGTATCTATGGCTGTACCCTTTCCCGGTTCAGTATCAGTTGTCTGAACTGATACTGCAACCTCCGGCTTCACCGCATTATCATCAGGGAAATTAGTAACAGGAGTAACAGCAGTAGCCGGGCGTTTAGGAGTTAAATCATCCAATGTAAATCCCATAATTACCTCCTTCCTTAAATTGGCAATTTACTTGCAGCTCCAGCCAAGCCGCCAGCTGCATCCGTGATACCCTGAGCTGTAGAAAGAGCCTTCTCCTTCTTGGCAGTGGCTATATAGTTAGTCATAGCATCAATCTGAGAATCAGCACCATTCCACACATTTTCTTTGGTCTGAGCACCTTGCACAGCAGCCTCTTGCATAATCTTACCCACCTGCTCCTGAGCAGCCTGCTTACTCAGCGCAACCGCTTCATCAGATCCACCACTAACAATATTGGTGTTCTTTGCGGTTGCTGTAGCATTATCCAATACCTTCTGGGCATTGGTCACGGCTACCTGATTCTCCGCTGACTGAGTAGGATCCTGATAATACAAGTTGTCACGATGATCCTTCACCTGTTGCATACGGTCTTGAAACATTTTGATATAATCATTATATCCCTTGTTTCTTGCTTTAGCTGCTAGAGCACCACCTACAGCAGAGGTCACTCCACCAGCAATACTTCCAATAATTCCCATAAAATTCGAATTTTAATGTTTAAACTGTTCAAAAGTAATGCGTTTTTCTTACCTATCTGTGATAAGTTCCGCAACTTGAACACCAAGTTTCGTAATTTTTTCCTATATTTGCACCCGAAAACTATCAGTAAACATTAAAAATCAATAGAATATGGCAGTAAAACAAGACAATAATAATGAGCCGAAGCCAAAGAGGAAGAAGACTGGCGGGCGTAAGGCTGGCACACCTAATAAGGTTACCAAAAGTGTGCGTGAAAGCCTTCGTGATGCCCTGACTGGCTACATCAATGGTATCAATGAGAAGAACTATTCACTTTTCACAGATCTCATGCAGATTCAAGAGCCTGCCGGACGTCTGGCGATGGTGGCTAAGTTCCTTCCATACGTGGCTCCAAAACTCCAGTCTGTATCGTTCAATAATGATGAATCCAGAAACTTATCTGTGGAGGAATCTTTCATGCAGTTGGAAGAGAAATTTGAGAAACAAGAAACCACTATCAACATCAAAAATCTCAAAATTGTTAATAATGGCTAA